GGGCCTCGCCGCAGCCCGTGGAGACTCCGCTGGCGCGCTCGCCTCGATCATGGCCGCAGAAACCGAGCGACGGGACCAGCTTGTCGAGTTTATGGGAGCGCTCGAAGAACGCGCCGGCCGAATCCGCAAGACCGTCGCCAAGGCCGAGAAACTGGCGCGCCACTATGAATCCTTCTGCCGTGGCATCGAATCGTCGATGCTTCTGTATATGACAGAGAGGGGCGTGGCCGAGGTCAACGGCAAGATGCACCGCTTCAAGGTCTACAAGAACCCCGACGCGCTGCAGATCGACGAAACGAAGATCCCGATGGAGTACCGGAAGTTTCCGCTCGAACACCGCATGGCCGAGGTACTGCGCGCCGCTCGTGCCGCCATCCTGACGATGCTCAAGAGCACCGCCAGCGAATTTCAGAACAGGCCCGAGGCTTATCCGCTCATTCCGCTGATCGACGGAATCCTCGCGCAGGTGCCGGCCGATGCCGCGCTTGGTAGCGTGGATAAGGAGAAAGTAGAGACGGCCCTGAAAGCCAAAATCCAAGTTCCGGGTGCCACAATTCTGACCGATAGGCGCAGGCTGGACATCAAGTAATGGACTTCCCGCTGTTCTTCCTCGAAGACGATGAGGTCGCGGGATTGCTTTTGAAGTTTGTCCCGACACTCGTATTCACGCCCGAGTGGGTGGAGAATTTCACTCAAGCGCTCAACAACTGTGTCGCGGGCCAGCCGGAGAGGAACGGGAATGAGGGGCCGCAAATTCGCGCTCGGAATACGCATGGTTAGCAAGTCAATGGAGCAAGCGCAACACCGGGCCCTGTCCGAGATCAAACTGCCCCAACGCTGGCCGACACGCGAGGAAATACAAATGACCCTCGAATACGCCGCCAGAGTGCAAGCAAAGATGGATCGGATCCAGTACCAGGCCGAGCGCCACTTTATCGTAATGAACGCCGACGCCTTCTGAGGAGAACACCATGGACAAGCCGAAAAGGATTTACACCATAGACGTAGCCTATACCTGCACCGTCGAAGCCACCGAGGAAGACGGGGCGATCCGGAGCGCGAGTTATTACATCCCGTCATCCGGCGACACAATCCGCGCTGTCTCGCACCTGGGGATGCGCGTAACGGGATGGCGTGACGCGCCCGTCGAAGTTCCGCCACCGAACGAAGCCGAAGTTCTGCCGCCACCGGAGCCGTTCCTGTGACCAAGAAGAAAGCAGACCAGCAAATCGTCGAAACCATTACCAAGGCCGAGACCGCCCCGAGCCTTCCCGCTGTCCCGCTCGAAGTCGCCGCAATTCAGAGCACCATTGAGAAACTCGAAACGGTCAAGCGTTTCATTCAGAAGAACCTCAACCCCGGACGCCGCCGCCTGCTCAAGAAAATCGGCAAGCGCCCGCCGACGCCGGCCGAGACCGCACAACTGCGGGAGCTCGAAATCGACTTCGGCACTGTCCCGGGCATCAACCGCAACTTTCTAAAACAGCCTGGCGCGGAGAAAATCGCTCAGTGGTTGCACGTGCGCCCGCGCTATGAATCCGAGACGACGCCTATCCCGGACCATCCCGGGCATATCGAGGTCGCTGGCCGTTGCAAGATCATGGCGATTACCCCCGCCGGCGAGTTTGAACTGTTCTCCGGGCCTCTGGCGTCCTGCTCCACCATGGAATCGAACTACCGTTACCGTTGGGTGGACATGGACCCGCAGCCGACGTTCGACTGGTCGATGAAGGAGGGCAAGACCGCCAAGGGCCTCGGCACACACCGCAGCTTCAAGGACAAGAAGACCGACAAATGGGTGTGGCAGACACGCCACGAAAATCCGAACATTTACGACGAGCGCAACAAGGTCCGGCAAATCGGCGAGAAGCGCATGCTCGTGAAAGCCATGCGGAACTGGGGCGCGCTGTCCGAGGTATTCACCGAAGACCCGAGCGAGTGGATTCTGGACGACGACTCGAACGTCACGCCGGAGGCACCGATCGAGCCCGGGAAGGTCAAGCGCGAGGAACCGACGCCGACATCAGATACCGCAGAGTCAGATACTCGGCAGGTATATACACTCGAGGTCCGCTGGCCGAGCGACACCTCCGAGGTCGCCTTTGTCCATATCCCGGAGTGTCCCGCCGGCATCGAAGTGGGCGTCAAGATTGCCGAGTTTGGGACCTTCCGCAAGGAGAGCGCCGACTGGCAGATTCCCGGCGGAGACGTCGCCACCATCACAGAGTTTGCGCTCAGTCTGGGCATGGAGGTCAACGAGGTCGAGATCGACAAGAAGCCCGCGCCGCCCGCAGCCAAGTCCGCCGGCAGCAACGTCGCGCCGCCGAGCAAGGGCAAGGTCACACAGGTATCCCGTCACCCGGGCCGGCAGAAGAACACGTTCTATTATCTGCTGGTGATCGACGGGCGGAGCCTGTACTGCTATAAGACCGATTGGTTCGAGCACCTCGCCAAGGCCAAGGACCAGGTCTGCGAGTTCGAGTTGCAGGACGGCGCCTATCCAAAAATAGTGGGCATCAAGCAAATCGGTGCCACGCACTTTGACGAAGGATTGCCGGTAATCCAGAACAAAGACCGATGAAAAAGCCACCCGCGCCGCCGAGAAGGAGTGACATCAAGCCCGGCGGTCTCACCATGCCCGCCAAGGTACTCGACCTGATCCATGAGCGCGGTATCGTCGCCGTGTTTATCCCGGCGCCCGAGGGCATCCGTTTTTTCGTGGTGCAAAACCTGAGCGAGGACGAGGCCGAGGAGTTCGCCACCATCCTCGAGGACTGCGCCAAGACCGTCCGCGGCATGTATCGACCGACACCCGGGAGAGTCCAATGAAGAAGCAGAAGAAGACACCATCGGATCGCACACTGCTCCGTCGCGCGGAAGCGTCACTTGAGCAAGCACTTGGGCGGATGGGCCTGCTGGACAAAGAACTCACCAAAATGAAGCTGGACCGCGACCATTGGAAGCGCATTGCGGAGATTCACTTGCAAGAACGCGCCCGCTTGGATGCCTTGCTGAACATCGTCAAGGCCATGGCTTCGGGGGATTGTTCGACTGCGATTCGCACCCTGTTAACGCCGGTGACTGGTGGAACGCACAATGCGTGAGCCAGTCAACGACCTTGAAGACCTAGGGCAGACCATGAAACTGGAATGGAAGAAAGTCGTGACCACCGTAACGTCGCTCTGCTCCGAGAATATCGTGCCGGCCGCCATGTCCCTGTCGCATATCTCCGGCGTGGGGCGCGCCTCGATCGAGCGCAAGCTCCGCGCCGTGCAGTGGGCCATCGGCGAGGGCATGGCGCCGCCCGTGATTATGGAACTCGGCCAGGAGGCCATTGTCTCGGCCTACAACAAAGCGACCAAGCAGGAGCAGGCCGAGCAACAGGTGTGGGTCCGCTGGAAGGTCTCGGGCACCCTGCGCGACCAGGTCGAGACCGAACGCGAGCGGATTATGAAATTGCTCAAGTTCACCAACTCCGAGCAGTTTGTGTCGTGGTTGCATGCCGTTCTGGTCAATGCCAGCGACGAGGAAGTCCTCCATTCCGCCGGCGAACAACCGCAATGACAGACCTGATGTTCCCGAAGCACAAGCCGATCCGGCTCGACTCCCGCGGCATGGCCAAGCTACGCACTCAGGCAGTCATCCGCGACGGCGGGCGGTGCGTCCAGTGTGGCTCGCGCTACTGGCTCGAGCTGTCGCACGACGTTCCCCGCGGCCGCGGAGGATCCGACACGATCGACAACGTGCACATGCGCTGTAAGAAGTGCCACATCAAGCGCGACCTGCACGGCCAGCCTGGCCACTTTTAGGATTTTCCACCGCCTATAGGTTTTCCTCAGAGGTGCTTGCTTGACAGGTTACAACGCGAGGTGTAACTTCCCGCGCCATGAATCCACGCTTCGGGCGGCGCACATGGGTCAAACTTTGGGTCAATGAATGGCTCGAGGGGACGACGCGCTGCGAAATGAGCGACGCACAGCGCGCCTTTTTCATCGACCTGCTCGCCATGGCCGGAAGGTCGCGCTTCCCGGGAATAGTCTGCGCCGGACAGATCAATGGCAAGTTCGTCGGCTACCCGATTACCAAATTCCAATCTTTGATGACGACTCCGATCAACGTGCAGGAAACATTAGAGTTATTCGAGAGGAATGAAAAGGTCAAACTCACCTACACCCAAACCGAACCCTTCGCTCTCGTTATGGTCGAACTGCTGAAGTGGGAGCAATATCAGTCCGAGTACCAGCGCCAGAAACCGTATAGGTTACAAGCTAAGTTACAAGAAAGTGACAAGGTAAGTTACGTCGAAGGTAACAAGACAGATACAGAGACAGATACAGATACAGAAGTAGAAAAACCCTCGCTCACTTCGTTCGCTGCGTTTTGGGAGTTGTATCCAGTAGCGCGCAATAAGAAAGCAGCCGAGCGCACCTGGAACCGAATGAGCGAAACGCAGAAAGAAAAAGCGCTCGAGGCCCTGCCGAAGTTCAAGGCCAGCCTGCAGTGGCGCAAAGAGCGCGGACGCTATGTGCCCTACGCGCAGAGGTTCCTCGGGCAGGAACTCTACCTCGAGGCCCCGGACGCCGGCCGCGCGGCATCCTCCGGAAGGAGTTTCGATGAGCGCTCCCGATCTGCTGAAGAAAAGACTCGCTGAATGGGAAGTGACCTATGAGCACGAACTCGAAGACGCGGAACTGTCCGTCTGGTACGACACTTTCAGGGACCTGCGAATCTCGGACGTGCTGCTCGAGAACGCCCTCCGCATTGTGCAGAGCAAAGCCGTGAGAATGCCCAAACCCGGACACCTGACTATAGCGATCGAGGAGGCCCGGGCCGAGCGCGACAAGGGCTCGCGCAGTTCCGTGCTCGAAGACCTCGCAAACACTCCGCACGTAAGCGACCTGCCGGCGTCCGAGCGCGTCGAGATGAAGCAGATGTTCGACCGCGCCGTCGCCGAGATCATCCGCGACCAGATTCCCAAGTATCCGCACGCCCGGACCTGGAAAGACCAGAAGGCCGAGACCGCAAGGCAGAAACAGGCCCTCGCAGCCGTTTTAAGCGACGCAAATAGGGCCAAGGCCCCAGAAGACCCCGGGACGCCACTGGATGCAGCAGCGCCAGAGGAAACGCCAGCGCCGCCACCTGTAGGGCCGGATGAGATTGCTCCGGAGGACCTAGCCGAAGAAGTGCCGTACAAACCGACCGATGAGGACGTGCCATTGTGAAGCACACTCAGGCAGACCTAGAGCGATGGCACGACAGGTGGGAGCAGTGGCACGAGGACAATAAGGCCTACGTCAGGGAACTTGAGGGACAAATCAGGAGGGCGGGCATGCACGCGGAATACAGTGTCAAGACGTTCAAAAGCGCCGATGAGTTTCAAGAGTATCTCAGCAGCCTTGCCGAGGGCTGGCAGTTACACAGCTTCGCCCCGGGCGTGGTGCAGTGGGCGGTGGCGGTGTTCGTGAAACATAATATTCCGAAGTTCGAGCACATCGACATGCTGCCTTACACGGGGAGGTCATGAGCAACGAATCGGAGGAATTTTGGTCAGCCCATCCGTGCAACGCGCGCCGCGGGAGACTCGCCGCTGGCGATGAGGTCTATTTCGAACAGATTCGCCGGAACAAGGCCATCGCCGAGCCGCACCTGCTGCCGTTCATGGAAACGAGCCGATGGCGCGAGAAGGAGGTGCTCGACGTCGGCTGCGGTCTCGGGACGCAAGCGGTCTGGTTCGCCGAGAATGGCGCGTGGGTGACGGCCTGTGACTTCTCGCACGACTCACTCGCGCTGGCGGAGCGGCACGCCGCGACGCAGTCGGACCTTGTCCGCGATCACATCCTGCTCAAGCCCCTCGACTTCGACCGCGGCATCTACCCGCGACACCATTACGACCTGATTTGGGCGTGGGGGACGTTGCACCATATGCTCACGCCGGCGCGCAACCTGCGGGCCCTGCGGGCTCACTGTGCCGGCCCGAACACGGTGCTGAAAGTCATGGTCTACCACCGAAAGTCTCTGAAGGTCTGGAGGCTTATGGCCAGACACGGCCGCGACTGGCGGAAGTGGACCGAGGCCAACGGGCCCGTGCCTATCTCGGATGCTTACACCGTCAAGGAAGCTCGCGCTGCGGTCGAACTGGCCGGTTGGCGCGTCGATAGCGTGCGAGTTACGCATATTTTCCCGTGGGCATTAAAGCCTTACAAGCAGGGGCGGTACGAAAAGGCGTTTCCGTGGAACGTTATGCCTGAAAAGTGGAACAAATACCTGGAATCCCGGTACGGTTTTCACATTTTGATCGAAGCGAGGCCAGCCTTATGAAAATAGCGGTAATCGGGCTCGGGAAGTTGGGTCTCCCCATCGCCTGCGCCCTAGCAGAGAAGTGCGAGGTAATCGGCGTCGACCGGGACCCGCGCGTGCTCGAGGCCGTTGACACAGGTGCCGCGAACGGCGAGCCCGGCGTGAACGTCGTCAGCGTGGACCGGATCAAGAAAGTCACCTCCGACGCCGCGGCTGCGGTTGCGGCCAGCGACTTTTCGCTCGTGATCGTGCCCACACCCTCCGACCGCAACGGACGGTTCAGCAACGAGTACGTGCTCGCCGCCTGCCGGGAGATTGGCAAGGGACTGGTAAGCAATCCGCACCACACCGTCGTGATCGTTTCGACGGTCATGCCAGGGTCTATAGACTCCGAGATTCTCCGCACTCTCGAGTATGCCTCTGGACTTCGCGCCGGCGAGGACTTTGGACTCGTCTACAGCCCGCAGTTCGTCGCGCTTGGCTCGGTGATTCACGACTTCACGCACCCGGACCTAATCCTGATCGGCAAGTATGGCCACACCAAGGCCGAGGGCGTCATCGCCATGTACGATCGCATCCTCCGCTCGCTCCCGCAGATTGCCGTCACGACTCCCATCAACGCGGAACTGGCCAAGCTATCGCTCAACTGCGCGGTGGCCTCGAAGATTCACTTCTCGAACCAACTGGCGCGCGTCGTCGAACTCATCCCAGGCGCCGACGTCGACGTGATTACCGACATCATCGGGACCGACCGCCGGATCGGCAAGGCCTACCTCCGCGCCGGCATCATGTACGGTGGTCCCTGCTTCCCCCGGGACGTGGAGGCGCTCGCCACATTGCCCGGCGCGACCTGGTTCTGCCGACTGGCCGAACACAACGACGATTCGCTCGCGGCGCTGTTCCGGACGGTCCGGGCAACGGTCGGAGTTATCGGCATCCTCGGCACTAGCTACAAGGTCGGAAGCAATGTGACCGAGCGCGCGGTTGGGACTATTCTCTGCGATTACCTCCGCGACGCCTGCCAGCGCGAGGTGCACACAGACTACATGCAGACCGCCGAGGAGGTCATCGCCCTGTCGGACACCGTCATCGTCACTCTTGACGACATGGACTACCGGAGGGTCCCGCGCGAAGTCTGGACGAGCAAGCCGCGGGTGGTCATCGACTGCTGGCGTTCGCTGCAGCACCTCGACCGCTGCCACGAGCACCTGACCTACATTCCGATAGGGATTGGACCGCGCCCATGAGCGGACGGCCTCAGACTCCAATCTTCTCGCGACTGTCCCTTGACGTTTCTACGGGCTGCTGGAACTGGACCGGAAGCAAGGATAGTTGCGGTTACGGCACGGTCTGGGACCCGTTCACCCGAAAGTGCTGGCGCGCGCATCGCCTCGTCGCGCGACTATTCTTGGGGTTCGACGCAGCTACGGTTCTGAAGGTTCTTCATCACTGCGATAACCCTTCCTGCTGCAATCCAAAGCATCTATTCATGGGCACGCAGGCGGACAATGTTGCCGATGCCGCGCGGAAACACCGGATGCGTAATCACAATTCTGGAAAGCGCACTTGCAAGCACGGACACTGGCTGACTGGTGAGAATGTTTACCACTGGCGGGGTCAGAGATTTTGCCGCACGTGCCGAGCCAGCTACCTGAAAACCTATATCCGCTTGGAGGACAGATGAAAGTCCCTCTGTTGCTGTTGAGCGATTCGCCGGATTGTCCCTCCGGCCTGGCGCGCATCGGCCGCGACCTCGCGACGCGCCTGCACGAGGAACTGGGCGACCGCGTGGAGGTTGGTTACCTCGGCCGCGGTGGCGTGGGCGGCAAGTTTCCCTTTCCCACATGGGTCGTACCTCACAATCTCTACGGGCTGAAGGACACCGCCGAGTGGGGCTCGACCATCATTCACCAGGTCTGGCACGACTTCGCAGGCGAGCGGCAGGGCGTGGTGTTTTCCATTTGGGACCCGGGCCGGATGATATGGCTCTCGCGCCCGGAGTACCTCAACGACTCCGCGGCCAAGGACTTTCTGCTAACTCCGCCGTTTGAGAAGTGGGGGTACTTCCCCATTGATGGCGAGACCGACTCCGGAGGCCTCGGGCTCATGGCGGCGCACGCCCTCAAGGGCTACGACCGCGTGCTGGCCTACACGCCCTATGGGTCGAAGGTCCTCTCGCACGTGCTCGAGCGCCAGGCCGGCGACGAGGTCCCGTGGATCCCGCACATGCTCGAGGACGTCTGGTATCCGCGGCACCGCGACAAGGCCCGCGAGTATTTTTCCTACGCAAGGCACCACGTCGTCGTCGGCGTCGTCGCGACCAACCAGCGCCGGAAGGACTGGGGCCTGGCCGCACAGATCGGCAAGCAGCTCAAGGACGTCTACGGTGACCGCTTCCGCCAGTGGTGGCACATCGACCAGCCGGTCAAGGACTGGAACGTCATGGAGCTCTGCTCGGAGTACGGCCTCGAGGAGTGCACCATGGTGACCATGCCTCCGCAGTCCGACGACTGGCTGGCGACGGCCTATTCCTGCTGTGACGTCACGCTCGCGATCGGCTCGGAAGGTTTCGGGTATCCCATCGTCGAATCGCAGGCCTGCGGCGTGCCGGTGATTCACGGCAACTACGCCGGCGGAGCGGCGTTTGTCCCGACTGCCAATCTTATCGAACCGGTGGCCTACGTGATCGAGGGCCTGTCACCCATCCGGCGCCCGGTGTTTGACGCCGACGCCTGGGTAGAGAAAATCCGCGGTCACGTCTACCCGGGCGGTCCGCAGCCCGGCAACATGACTCCGTTACATTGGCGCACGGTGTGGCCGAAGTGGCGTTCATGGTTCCTAGAAGGATTGGAGAGACTCTAAAATGTTTTCTATCTGCATCAGTTACGTGGGAGGCCCGGACTACCTCCGGCGCGCGGTCGATTCGCTCGGGGACTACAAGGACCGCGTCTGGGTCGCCGACTCGTCCGAGAGCAATCCTCCGTTGAACCCTCTGGACTTCGGCCTCGGCTTAGACCAGATCGTGCAACCGATCATTCCGCAGTCCCACACACAGAGCCATAACTGGTTTCGGGCCCGCGCGATCATGGCCGGCAAGCCTTTCTACATGGTCATGCACAATGACGCCGAGGCCAGCGAGGACATCATCGAGCAACTGACGGACATCGCCGCGGCAAAGGCCGGGGACAAGTGGGGGGTGCTGTTCACGAATTACGATTCACTGGCCGTATACAACACGCGCGCCGCGGCCGAGGTGGGCCCGTGGGACTGGAAGTTGTTTCCCTCTTACTACTCCGACAACGACTACTATCGGCGATTGAAGCTGGCGGGCTGGAACCTGGTCGATACCTGCCTGCCGGTGAAGCACGAGGGCAGTCACGTCATCAACAAAATCGACAAGCAGGCCAAGTACCTGAACCACATGTTACTGTCGAACTTCGCGCGGGAGGCCTACATTCGCAAGTGGGGCGGACCGCCAGAGTCCGAGACGTACCTCAAGCCGTTCAACGGGGAATTGGAGAACCCCTACCCCGATGAGTGATCCAGTGCGAGACCTCATTGTCTGCCGGGAACTAACCAGAGTCATATGGGATGCCGTAAGAACCGACCTCGATGCTGAGTGGCAATATAGTCGCCTATCGGATTTCATTCGTGACACTCATGAGCACGTCGATCCAGAGACCGGCGAGGTTACGCCACCAAACTTCAAATATTTCGCGGCGCTACTTGCTGTGCGAGCCGATGGCGTCCACTTCTATGTGACGGTAATCGTGCCCGAGGACTACGATGCCCTCGAAAGGGGAGCGCAGGCTTCGCTCATAAAATCAGTCGCGATGAACGCGGCCCTGACTTTCAACGAGTTCCGGCTCTGTTCCTGCCAGGTGGATGCCCCTTGCGAGAAACACAAATGAGGTGTCTCGCAGCCGTAGGGTTGCGTACAGTGGCAATCAAGCATGGTGCAGCCGTCCTCGTCATGAAAACCGAGGACGTGCCGGCACCGCGGATTGTTGCAGGCGTTCATATTTGCAGTCTTGGTAACGATTCACTCCATTACCATACGGTAATTCCGGTATCATCCGCAAGATGGCACCAAGCCAAAGGGGGCTTACATGAGTGCATTTAGCAAGATCGAATCGTTTCTGACCAAGGCAGGGAAGGCTATTTCGGCAGGACTGTCGATCGCGGACTACTTCATTCCGGTCCTACGACCGTTCGTAGGCTCAGGCGCGCCGCAGACGGTCTTGAACGATGTCGCACAGGTCGCCGCGAGGGGGACCAACGACCTCACCGCCATTGGCTCGACTGTCTTGCAGATTGAAGGCGCGTTGCAGGGAGTCCCGGGCCCGCAGAAATTGCAGGCGGTCGCTACACTCATCACGCCAATCATCGAGTCTGCGGAGTTCCTGCTCGGCACCGATCCGGGCGATGACGCCGAGTTCAATGCGGGCGTGAAGGACATGGCCAATGCAGTCGTCCGCATCTATAACTCGCGCAAGCCGAAGGTCAATCTCAAGAACACCGGCACGGTATCGGTCCTTTCGGCTCCGCTGGCCACACCGACACCGGTGGCACCGGATCCCGCCAAGCCATGATTTTCTGGTACTTAAAAATCGGATCTCGCTCTCTGGACCTGTCCGTCTGGGAGTGGGATCCGGTTTATTGTGCTCCCGCTTACACCATGTTTGGCCTGGTCGCGCGGCGCGGCGGAAGCGCCCGGTACGGCATCCAGTTCACTGGCCGCAAGACCTATGACACTGGGTGCGTTCGCGTGGGAATGGCGTGGTGGTGGAAAGGGCGCGGGCACGAACTCTCGGTCACTGGCCCGCTAATCAGGGTGAACTTCACATGATCTCGGTACTCTGTCCATCGCGAGGCCGACCCGGCATCCTTGAGCGCATGGTGGTCTCCATCCACGAGACCGCCAAGGGCGACTGGGACGTTGTCGTGTACGCCGATGAAGACGACAAGCCCACAATCAAACTGTGCGAGGACCACGCCGACGCCATCAAGCTAGTCGTTGGTCCTCGCATCATCCTCACCGACTGCTGGAATAAGTGTCTGCCGAAAGCTGCCGGCGACATCCTGTGTCAGGGAAATGATGACATTGTCTTTCGCACGCCGGGGTGGGACCTGATGGTCGAGGGCGCGTTCGCGCAATCGTTCGACAAACTCCTGATGGTCTACGGCGATGACCAAGGGATGCACCACGGCAAGTTCGGGCCACACCCGTTTGTCCATCGCCGCTGGCTGGACATCACTGGCGGGTGGTTCATTCCGCCATACTTCTGGTCAGAGTTCGGCGACACCTGGGTGAACGAGGTCTATCGCGGCGTCGATCGCGCGAGGTTCCTGCCGTTCGTGGTCGAGCATATGCACTACGAGTTCAAGAAGGCGGAGTTCGACCAGACCTACCGCGACCGCGTGGCGAATCATCAGCGCACGAATCCGGGCCATCACTACGAGTTCACCAAGCCAGAGCGCGAGCAACAAACCGAAAAGCTACGCTCGCTTCTTGGCACGCCTTGGAGGCCGCGTGAATCATCCAGTCTTTGAACTGTTCAGGCCGTTCCTCGCGTCCTACTTCGAACAAGCCGTTCCGCCTGTCGACGAGGAATACTTCGAGTGGGTCGACCTGCTTCTCGCCGTCTGGGAGGCCAGCCAAAGAAACCCGGGCGGTCACTTTGTCATGGCCGAGGTCGGAGCGGGTCACGGCAGGTGGGGAATCCGCGGCGCGCAAGCTGCGTTCTTCGCCGGGCTCAATTCCCACGTAGTCTTTGTGGAAGCTGAACCGCAGCATTGCAAGTGGCTGTGCGCTGCCGTGGCCAAGGAGTTTGTCGGGCAGCATAAGGAAGCCGAGGTCCTCGAGCGCGTCATCGCCCATGATTCCAAGCAGGTGCCGTTCTACATCCAGAGGGAAGGCAACGACGCCTCGAACTGGTTTGGCCAGTACCGGCTCGCCGATGCCTCCGGCGGTGTCCCTACGGACCGCATCTACCACGGGTTCGTGGTGTTCCGCCTAGGTGGTGACGAGTACATCGAGGTTCCAGCCATTAGCGTAGAGAAGGCACTCGAGCGCGTGCAGACCGTAGACCTGCTGGACATGGACCTGCAGGGTGCCGAGATGGATGTCGCCAGGATGGAGATGGAGTTGTTGACCGCCAAGGTGAGAAAGGTCCACATCGGCACACACTCACAAGAGATTGAGGAGTTTGTGCGGGCGCGCTTCACTGAGGCTGGCTGGCGTAACGTCTGGGATTTCGAGTGCGGCGGGACCCGCCAGACACCCTACGGTCGATCGTACTTTCAGGATGGCGTACAGACGTGGGTTAATCCGAAACCGCTTTAGGCTTTTCCTCTTTCGTCGACGGTGGCGCGGCTCCGCCCATCGAGTAGACCAGAATCGCTAGCAGCATCTTGGATGTGTCGGACAGCAGAGTCAGGCCCTCCGGCGCGATCTGTATCCCGCGCATCCGGACAATGAACAGCATCAGCATCATGGTCAGCCACAGGAATGCAATCAGGAGTGTCTTGCCTCCCGGAGTTCCAAACGCTTCGAGGAATTTCATTCGGCCTCAATTCCCGGGTCAACTGCAACCGGCTGGACTGGTTCGTGGGCAATCACTTCGAGCACTCTGTCTCCGGAGGCTCGTACTCGCTCGCGCACTGTTCGGGCTGTACAAATGCAACCTTCCGAAGCAGCGCCCGGGTGGTCGATGGAATCTCCGTGGATAAGGAAACTGTCGCGACCAAACATTTCATTCGAGGGATCTGGGGTCAAGGGAAGTACGAAGGGGCCATGATCGACAGAATCGTGCGGGTCGCCGATGTGGTAGATGCCACAGGGAATCGGCCCGAGATTTTTTAGTGCCTGATCCTCGGGCCGATTCTTATGCTCGCCCTTGCCGGAGTAGGCCGGCGAGCGGGGTCCTTCCGGGTCGATGAGCAGACCCGTTTGAATGTAGGTCCACACGCGCGGTTAAGGTGCGGGTGTCGGAGGCGGTGGAGTCGTGTTTGCGCTCACCGCGTCAGCCACCTTCTGCGCTTCTGCATCCAGTGAGTCAGCCAGCGCGTTCAGCGCGGCTGGATTGTTGGCGTTGTCGCGAATCTGCTGCGCCAGGCCATTGACCAAGGCGATGATGGAATCATCCTGGTCTTTGATCTTGGTTACTGAAGCTGTCAAGCGGTCCAGTTCTGCGCTCATGTGTCTCCCCTGTTTGAGAATGAGTAACTGAAAGAGAATTACGATCAGAAAGGCGATGACAATTCCTGAAGGTGCTGGAGGCATGGCTATCGGCGGAAAGGCCAGATTGGGCCATTGCTGAGAGGTAAGGCCATCCCGCTCCATCCGAGAAACACGCCGAGCAGCCATAGCACTACGGCTACGATCACCACAGCGTTAATCAGTTTCAGAAATGGGGCCCAGATGTACGGAGCTGCATGCTGGTTTATAGCCCACATCAAGACCCCGATTACGACGAGGATCACGATGATCTGAATGACTGGCATTGGCTGGTCTCCTAAGCAGGCGGTTGACAGAACTGGCCGAATCCGTAGTTGCTGCCGCACATCGTACTCTTATCGGGCGCTAGTTGATAGCCTCCGTTGCCTTGCGAGTTGCCGTCCGCGTAGAACACGCCCCACGGCTCGGCCACCATCTCGGCGCCGACCGGCGCGCTGGTGGACTTGTACTTCACCCACACGCCGTTTTCGGCGTACTCGACAAACGAGTTGGGATCGGGATTCACACCAGCCTGCCCGGGCACCTTGGGCTTGGCCATCATGGCGTCGAACGAGGTCCAGTTCACCGTCGGCTGCGCGTCCGTGTTGGTCATTACGAAGTGATACCACGTCCCCTTCTTCAGCACGGGGAAGGACGGAAAGCCAATCAGCGGGAAGCCGCCGTTATTCACCCACATGGGATACTCCGGGTCCTCGATGAGGTAGCCGGTGGCGATCGGCGCGTTCGGCTTGCCGTTCAGGTCCGACCATATCTCGTAGCGATTGCGGCCGTCGGTTCCAGCGGCATACCCTGCGCTCTGCGTCATCAGGTAGAAGCGAATCGCGGCCACGGGAGAGCTAAACAGTGCCTTGAATCCCACGCCCACGCGAAGATTCGCGGGACCACCAATCGTGATGTTGTTCAATCCTTGCGCGGGATCGCCGGGATAGAGCGTCACGAGTGCCCCCTGTCGCGAGAACGAGTCGGCAGGTCAAACAGTTTCAGATTGTGCGCCTTGCAGTACCAGCTCATCAGCGTCTCGTGCTCAATGTCGTAGCGCGCCAGACGCCGGTCCGTGCGAATTATCGCCCATAGGAGCGTGCCGAGCGTGACGATATTTCCAAGACTGACGGTGAGGTCGAAGTGCATCGGTCAATCCTGCCTATGATACGCCGATGCTTCCATCCCCGCCATGCCGCATACATGCCGATGGCCAGGTACAAGATTGTGTCGAGCCGAAGCGTCATATGGTCTCATTTTCCAAGGTGTCCCCTAGCCTAAGCAATCCAGAATTGTTCGTATGTACCAAAGTGCACGCCGGTACGTATCTCACGTCACGGTGCCTTCGGAATGTCGGCGACAGCATCCTTGGCCGCTTCGATACCCTTCGAGAATCCCTGAGCTTCCTTCGGATCCGTGGGTGTCTCCCCGACTGCACTGTAAAGTTTGACGCTCACCTGCCGCAGGTTCAACGAACCGTAGTAAGCGATCAGCATGAGAAGGGTGTTATAGCGTCGCTTGGTCACTGCCGAGCAGTTCGCGAAGACCTCCCGCGGCGGCAGCGCGATGTTTACGACCGACCAGAACAGCACCCAGTAAGCGGCGTAGTCGGCGACACTGTGACCTGAGATGGATAGCATTTACTCTCCTTTGAGCCCGAGCGCGGAGCGGATGCGGGCAAGCGCCTCATCGGCGGTGAAGGTTCCCTTGGCCAAGGAATTGAGAACGGTCTGCACCGAGTTCGTTTCCGCCCGGCTCAGGTTGCCCTTCTCCTTCCACACGGAGTCTAGTTCCCTGCTCATCCCCTCGCTCAGTGGTTGGCCTATCTTGATTCCGGGCGGCATGGTGGTCCGTGGCGCTGGCGCATTAAACGGCGTCGCGCTGCCGGGCTTGAGACCGGCGCCGGGCTCGCGCGAGACCCACTCCTGAAAGCCGGGATGCTCGAGCAGTCGACCGACTCCATAACGCAGTCCGGGTACGGCCATGCCTCCGGCAAAGGAAGCCAACGCAGTGCCAGGCCTTCCCGAGGCTAACTCCTCGAGTGCGCCGATTGTTCCGAAAGCGGGCGCCCCTAACTCGAAAGCCGAGAGGTGCTGAAGCTGCCGAGCCTTATCGGTCATCTTGCCCTTGATGAACTCGTTCTTATTGAAAGGCTCTGGTGGCGCTGTGAGGTCAGCAACATGGGCCGGCACGGGCTGCTCGTGAACAGGCGGAGGTCCCACCTCTCCGGGCTGCGGTTCCGGCTTCGGAACGTAGTCCGGGATAACCCGCGCCTGCTTGGGCAGAGTCTTGGCCTGGTCGAGCGAGTGCTTCATGGCGTCCAGAGCCTCGACCGGCGAGCCCTCGAACTGCCCGAGCAGTTGCTTCGCGTACTGGAACGCCTTGGGCTCGGACAGTATTTGGCGGAGGAATGGCGCGGCAGTGGCGGCAGCGTTGGGATCGTCCTGCAGCGCGCCGATAACCTCCCGGTACTTGGCGATAGCCTTGGCGACGGGCGACGTCCGGTTGTAGAACGTGCGCGCCATCTGTTTGAAACGTCCCTGCGACTCGGCGAACTGTTTCGAGACTTCCGGGCCCTCGGCGTCAGAGAGTTCCTTCATCGCCTTGCGGAGCACGTCCTGCGCCCCGAGGTAGGCCGCGCGCTGATAACCGTCGGTGGCGCGCGTGGCCAGTTTGCCGAGCGCGGAATACTGGGAATGGAGATTCGCAAAGTTTGGCTTGGCTGCGCTCTCGCCCTCACCCTTGAGCGCCGCGGCCTCGTCCGGCAGAAAGATGCCCTGCTCCATCATCTGATCGAGTGCCTCGGCGCTGAAGTCGCCGGGATGCAGGCCCGGGCCTTCCTCGAGACCGGTCTCCGATTCTGCTGGCGTGTAGCGGCTGATAATTCTCTGGATTGGGCCAGGGACCGCGCCGTGCTCCTTCATGGCGCTCTCGGCTGCGGCCTTCATGCGGTCGGCGATGTCGGCGGCGTCGGCCTCTCCGCCCACCTCCGGATAGGATTCCTTGACCTGCTGTTCGATCTTCTGCTGGTGCTCATTAAGCTGGCGCCCGAGTTCGGTCGCGTGGGCATTGGCCTCGTCGAGTAACTGCTGCTTCTGCTTCTGCTTGGCTTCCTCGGCGGCGCGCTGCTCGGCCACCTTCTGCGGGCCCTCGGCGTTTTCCTGCTCCCACTGCGCCCGGGCCTTCTGGTATTCCTGCTGCGCCTCGCTGCCTTCGCCTTCGTGCTCGGCGAGCGCCTGGTTGTACTTGCCCTGCGCCTTGGAGATGTCGGTCTGGTTGGCGAGTTGGGCCTTCTCTGTGGCTGCCTTGTTCCTCTCCGCTATGTTTGCGGCTTCCTCTCCTGCTGCGCCGGTCGCCTCGGTAACCTCTCCGGGACTGGCACCGACTAGGCGGCGGGTGGTGCCCCGAACGGTATTCGGTACGGCTTCGAGTTGTTTGCCTGCGCCGGGGATTTCTCCGGCAATCATCGGCAGGAGGGAGAGAGCCATCAGGTGACGCTGTACGACGTCGGCCTGCGTCTCGCCGGGCTGGCGCGGCGTGAGCAGGTCCTTGGCAGAGTAGTACAGCCCCATTGGGATTCTCACGAGTGGACCGCCAGCATACGCAGCACCGGCGAGCGCACCGCTTCCCGCCGTGGTCCCGGAGGATGCTATGTTCGAGGCAAAAGCGCCGTTGTGTAGACCATTGATGGCTTGTTGCTCGAGAAATGTTGCCGGTGGACCACCCTTGGCCACGCGCCCGAGGATTTCCTGCTCATGCTCCAGCGCGCGCTGCTTCATCTGTTGCGACATGCCACCGAGCAATTCGCTAGGAGTGCCATAGGCCCCGGGGGGTTCCTCCATGCCCCAGGAGTTAGCGGCTAGGCCGGTCTCTTGCCCGGGAATCGGTGCCCCTGGCGACGGTCCTTGCGCGGTCTTGGTTGTTGGTGTCAGCCCCGGAATCTGCTCGGGACGGAGAGCGGGAGAAGGTGCGGCAGCCTTGCCCGGTGCGTTAGAGGAAAACCAGTCCTGTCCCGATGGTGTAGCGGATGCCTTCGGGGCGTTTGAGGTGAACCAGTCCTGTGCCGTTTGTGGCGCCATGTCTCACTGCACGACCGTCGCACCAAGAGACTTGAAGTGCTCGACCTGGTCGGCTGGAACTGGCTTGATCGGTCCTGGCTTACCGTCCGGGCCAGCGGGCGCCTGCATCTTGACGGTCCCGCCGGGAGGTGGCGGCGTTTCTTTGTTCATCCCGTAGCCCTTACGGGTCTCCTCGCGCACGCGGTCGTAGGCCTTGTCGGCGGTGGCGACGCGCTGCTTGGCCAGTTCTAGCATCGACTTCATCTGTGGAGGAGTCAAGAAGACGCCCGCCTTCGGGTCGAGGGTGATGGTGACGTCGCCGGTGTCCGGGTCGATGTTCGTCCAGCGCGCGAGCGCCTTTTCGAGCCACGGCGTCGATCCGGCGGCCTCGTTCCAGACCGACTGCGTACCGCGGATGGAGTTGCCCTGTACGGTCATGCCGATATGCGCGCCGAGCAGGTTGACCATGGCCTGCTGGTCGCCGGCCAGTGCTCGAGGCAGCGACTCGGTCATCGTCTCGTAGCGCGACTCAGCATCGTTGACGACTCCGAAAGCCTTCTGGACAGGTTCCGGAACAGTGCGACCGACGGTTGTGCCCGCGCCGGTGATCTTCGAAACCGGTGGCTCCGGAGGTGCACCGCCTCCGCGCGTGGTCGTCGTCCCCGCCTCGAAAGGAATGGCCTGCACCGATCCGTCGGCCTGCTTCTGATACATATAGCCGGTGCGCTGCGACTGCGTGGTGTTGTAGTCCTTGAGCGCGGCCTCGATGTTTCCTTGGTGCGCCTGCAGCGTGGCCTTCCAGACCGTATCGGCCTCGTCGGCGGACGTCCAGAGTTGCGGATTCTGGATGATGTTGCCGTCCTTGTCGTAGATGTTCGTGTCGTAACGGCCGCGGAAAGCCGGTATCTTTTCTCCCTTGGGACCCTTGAGCGCGATCGTGCCACCGAGGTACATCGACTCGGGTTTCTGCCCCATGGCCAGTTCGATCTGCTGGAAGTTCCAGTCGGGGTGTTCTTGGAGCAGTTTCTCGCGGGTCGCGATCTGCGCCTGTATGGTAGCCTGCGCCGTCGCGCCGGTGCGCTGCGCGGCCTGCTGTGTGAGTTCTTCGGGGCTGTAAATCGGCGAATATGCTGGCGGTGCCGCGCCGGCCATCGGGCCAAAGCCGAGCGAATTTCCCGTATCCTGCGGATTCATACGGTACTGCGGAGGTGCAAGACCGGCGCCGGGCGTCGGCAGGGACATCCCATGCGGCGCTCCGGCAGCCATGGGTCCAACGCCAGCGGCGCCAGTGAGCGGTGTCGGTGCCCCCATCGGTGCAGGAGGACCCTGCGACATCAGTTCCGGAGAAAACTGGACGTCGGTCGGCCCGGGTGTTGGCTGCATTGCGTTCGCGCCAAAGCCCTGCGGCGGCTGGATGATGTTCGTAAAATCCGTCAGTTCCTTCGGGATCTTCTTGTGTATCGGCAGGGCAGCCAACGACCCCATGTTCTTGAGGATCTCGAGTTGCGCCTCTGGACGTGCGTTCTCTAGCAGTTTGGAATGGAGGTTCCAGAGGTTCGCCCTCTGCTGCATGTTGTTTTCGAGATTCTGCCGTTCCCTCTCGGCAAAAGCATTGCCGAGGCCCTGTAGCAGTCCGCCGCCGAAGCCGGGTGAACTCACGTTACATCATCCCCGTTCCCGTAAATTGTTGCCGCATCGCTGCCCCTACCGCCTCATCGAACAGCGGGCGCACGAGGACCTGTAGCGCCGGGCGCGTTCGGAGGAAGTTTGCTGCCTTCTGGCCTATCTTGCCGTAAACGAACCGGAAGGCCTTCCAGTGCCACGGCAGCTTGCCGAGGCGCAGCCAGCTTCGTATCGCGAGAGTCCTGCGGTCCTTGGCGCCGTAGAGCACCTCTGCGATCCAACAGTGCATGATTCCCGCGCCACCGAGTAACCCGAGGCCCTGCCCGATGCCGCCGAGCGCCGCGCCCTTGGCTGCGTTCTGACCGCTCTGATACTGCGTCAGGTCTCCGAAGCCGGTGGTTCCAACGCTGCCACCACCGAGACCGAGTTGTCCGCCGACCCCTGCCAGGCTAGCGAGTTGCTGCGCCGCATAGGGCTGGACGTTTTGATAGAGACCAGCGATCGAGGACGCCTTGTTGAGTTGGTTCTGCTGTAGCGCGAGGTTGCGCTCTCCGCCTGCCGGCATGAAATTCCGTAAGGTCTTGTCGCTGCCCTGATACACCTGGCCAATTTGCTGCGCCGATGGCGCGACAAGCTGCTGCCCGCCGGTGCCATTGCCAGAGAGCACGCCGGACCAGAAATCAGTCGCGGACCTGAGCGGGGCTGCGGAGCCGCTGAATAGCGCGCCACCGGTATTACTGAAATTGCCCGCAGTGTTGCCAAGCGAGTTCAGCGTATTGGCTGGTGCCTTGGGCCCTTTTCCGATTTTAAGCTCCCGACCCGAACAGGTCTTCCCTGCGGTTCATCCAGTCGCGGCGCGTCAGATACGTTGCCACCGAGCCGCACGGCTTGCCGCGGTAGGCGGCGAAATTAGGAATGGTGCCCAGACGCACGAAACCCATGTGCTCGACAAAGCGGAGCGCGCGATCGTTCAGTTCCGGCGTCACGCCGGCGACCACGTCAAGGTGCTGAAACCAGGCGTCCAGAATCACGGCACCGACGCGCGCGGAATCGTCACCTCCCCAGTAAGCCTTGAACAGGAGGAAATTGCCGAGCGCGCGCTTGACCGTGTCGGTCACGCGAATGTCGGTCAGCATAGCGAGAGCGGCGATGTCTTTGATCTGTTCGCCGTCCATCAGGCACACGGCATGTACCTGCTCGGTGGCCTCGGAGAGCACACGCACGAATTGCCCGAAGGTAAGCTCCGGGAAGTCGTGGAAGAACATCTCAAACGTGCCCTCGTCCTTCATCTGCCGGTAGAGCAACGGGAGGATGACCTCGCCGTTGTCGATGAGGTCGGCGCGCGCCGGCATCAACTTGAAAATCTTGGTGGGAGCTTCAGACGCTAGTGGCACTGGATGCCCTCTTTCCTGTCGCGAACCATCGAATCGTCCGTTCGGTCGGTGACGGCGTAACTCCATCGCTCTGCCAGACGAAAATGTCGATTCTTCCAACCTGCACGGGATTCGGTCGCGCGCTCACGATGTCGGTCGACCCTCCGGCATCACCGCTGTCTATCGCCGGAATTACATTAGTCACACTCGCAAGCCCGGTTGCAATTCCATTCGTTGAGCCGGTGACCTTGGTAACTCCCGATGCGAGCGCCGGTTGATCGGAAATTCCTGTTCCGACCACCGCTTGATCGTTCAACGTGTAGACCTGGTCGTAAATAGTCTTCATGTCGAGCGCGAGTTGCGAGTTGCCGGGATAGCTTCCGGGACGATAGCGTTGGGTGTCGTTGGCGGCGCTCATGGAGTCTCCGCCCCAAATAAGGGACTCACGGCATAGCCTAGGTCCGTCACCCACTGTTTCGCGCGCAATTCGGACTCCGGCTGATAAATCCGGAAGTTCTGCGCGCTATCGAAGGTGAATCCGGCGAGCTTCTGCTTGTTGGCCAGAAACGAGAAATACAACTTTTTCTTCGCGCCGCTAGTGCTCGGCAGCGTGAAGGTCTGGACCGCTCCGACGTCTGGCGTGAACGTCAGCGTGACGTCGGCGTTCGAGCGCAGCGTGACGTAACCGTCGCGCACATGGAAAAAGCCTTCGAGGCTGAGAGAGTTGGGCGGTACTTCCCAGTGCTTCATCTCGGCAGGCTCGACGCGGTACAGGATGTCCATTTGATACAGCGTCGGCGCGATCGTGCCGCCGTCGGTCGACCACTGCACGTCGAATGAAATATTGAGACCGTACAGTTCGAGGCCGGCCTGCGTGAGTCCGAGCGCGACCCGCTGCCGACCGTTGCCGGTCACGTGAATCGCCGCTTGCGATTGCGCGTCCGCGTTGATGTAGGGCGTGATGGTGACGGGATTGGCGACGGTCGCCGCGCCAGGGTCAATGTCGAAGATCACGTCGCCGTATTCCTTCAGGTTGAGTGGAGCGCCCTGGTCGCGCGCGCCGGTGCGGATGTGCACGGGGATGCTTGCGCCGTTGTCGTCAGTGGCGAGTTTGCCCTCGAAGACCGAGTTCTCGATGCCTCCGGTGAGTAGCCGCGAAACCGTGCCCTGCTCGGAGTAGTGCATTTGCGCTCTAGAGGTCGCGGCCTCGCCGCGGTAGTAGGCGCGGAAGCGATTCTTGCGCTCGTCGTAGATGATGGTCTGCCGAGTGCCGGAAGTCTTTCCGGTGTAGTCGAACCAAATTTCCGAGTTGTGACGCTCGAGGCGGAGACCGTCCTCATCGTCCATGTTAATGGCTTCGTAACCGTTGGCATCCTTGCCAGGCGCGTCGTAGGTTGGAAACAGCGGACGAATGAAGTCGTCGGCGATCGACTGCTCCGCTCCGCCAGCCGTGAGATACCAACCGTCTTTGGCGATGAAGTGGATACCCTTCTCGCCGACGCAGAAGCCCCACCGCCCTTTGAGGCCGCGCCGGCACTCGGTCTCCTGTGGGGTGAAGGTCTCGCCCTGAATGACGTTGAGCACGAGGGTATAGAGCCGCTCGCGCGAAAAGCAAAATGCTCTCAGATTCCATGAGAATACGGCCATAGCCTCGGTGCCAGGTTCCGCGACGATGACCCAATTCTGCGGCGGCCAGGCGTCGCCGAGGCCACGCTTGCTGAAGTAAACCGACTCGGGCCGGCCTGGATCTCCCACGCCTAGGACGCGCTCATCGAATCCGCAAATCTGCTTGAGCGGTACATTCGTTGCCTGTACCGAACTGACGGGCATGTCGTTGTCGAGGTCGAGGATCGGATTGGCTTCGATGCCGGCGTCGGGCGTGTCGTCGTTGAGTTCGAGGTATCCCGCGCCGCAGCCACCCTGTACAAGGTCGGCGACATTGAACTGTGCCACAAACCGATAGTTGTCAAAGAGCGTGCCGCCGAGGCGGTAGAGGCGAATGACTGTTTCCTGCGGGTCGACGGGAGGAGCAACGCAAATATTCGCGTCCTGATTTGTCAGGTTGAGACCGGACCCACCGCCCCCCGAGGGCTCTCCTAGTGTCGAGATTTCATAGATCCGCATGTTGTTGTTAACGCCGCCGGAGGACTCGCCGCATACACCGCGAACCTGTAACTGCGTGAGGTCGGTTCCCGGGGGAAGCGAGACGATGACATGCTGTAGTCCGGCGGGGGACAGTGTGAGAAAAGCCATGTTCCACGTAACGCCACCGTCGGTGCTGTAATCGACCTCCGTGCCCACGCCGATGACTGCACTGGGAACGTCAAGAAGCACATGCAGTTCGAGCGAGGTATAGGCGAAACTCGGAGCCGGCCATCCGTACCACGAGCAGCAAGGAACATTGTTTGGAGCCGAGAGACCTTCGGCGTATGTCGCCGGGTTGTTATCAAAGGCGTTTGCTGGATTCGCCCACGGGCCATTCGGGCCGACCGTAAACGGTGCCGGATTGACGAAAGTAGAAGGTTGCAGCGTCTCAGCGGATGGTCCGGCGTCCGTGGAAGCAATCGACGGATTCGATTCGCTCAGGGTGACGGAGTTTACGTAGGTGTACTTCCAGAAGTAGCCCGTCCCAGTGATCCCGGCGCCTGTACCCACCGATGCGATCGGCTGGACCGTGGGAGCGGGAAGACCGAGTTGTTCATAATAGTTGGCCTTGAACTTCATCATCTTGTTTCCGTTGGCGATGATTACCCATGCTTGTGGGTCGGCATCGAAGCGAAAGGTAATCATCGACAGCGGCGTGCCGTCGAAGCCTACCGGGAAGGCGGGAAACGGCACACCGCCGACGGTGTAGTACAACAGTTGCACCGGCACATTGCCGGCAGGCAGAGGCGCCGTCCAGAGTTGCGAGAGGATCCCGAACATGCGCGCGCCGTTGATCCCCGGCACAATCTCGTTCAGGCGGAACAGGCTGTGCACCGGTGATGAGGTCACGCCGACGTCGCACACTTTGCTGAGACCGTCGCGCGTGTTGACCTCGCCCTCGATGCGCGACAGGGCGTTCGTGAAATAGCTGTACTGCCCCATCGGAATGAGGTCCGGTGGAAGGTTCAGTTGCAGGCCGGAGTCCGGGAACTTCGCGACGTCATGGGCATACGGGATTTGGTCAGGCATAGGCCACCCCGCTGGTCATAAACCGCGCCAATTCGACGCCTTCTTCATATCTTTCGCGACAGTATTGCGCGCGCTCGGGATCCGAGGCCTCGCCCTCTTTAGAAAACATCTCGCCAAGCACACCCCAGACGATATACGGAGTAAAGTCATCCGGGATGGACAAGGCCACGCCCGAACCGTCAGCAGTAGCACCGAGCGGCGTGGTGGTGATCTCGGCCTCCCCGATGTCGTTGGGAATCGGTGTAACCCGAACCGTGAGCGAGGCTAGCAGGTTCAGGAGGTAGGCCGTCGGCACTTGCTGCGAGTCCGCCGACCAGGTTTCGTCGCTCTGATCCTCCTCGAAGGTGTCGGTGGCGTAGAGTTCGACGTAACCGGTGCCGGAGGGTCCGAAGCGCCAGGCGATGCGCCGCAGGTCGATCATGTCCTGTGGAAGGTCGTACTCTCCTTGTGTCGGAACAGACGTGATGAACGAAATCGCCGACACGATGCCGGTGCGGTGCAGGAAGTCCCGCAGGATGTCATTGAGATATTGAAGCACTTGCGCCTGTGACCACATCGAGGACCAGGTAACGCCAGCGTCGTCCGGTTCGAGTGTCGCCAGTTGCAGAAGCGATAGCACCTGTTGATCGGTGACCGACCAGGTCTGCGCGGGAATTGGCGGGTAATCGCTCACCGTGGGCCTACCGGACTACCCTGCTCTGGCGTTATCGCATTTAACATCCAGCGGATGCGCTTCAGTTGCTTGTCCTGCTCAAGGCCGATGATCCTCCGGTAAATGGCGGTACTTCGCAGCTTCTCGTTCCGCACCACGGCCGCTTTCATAAAGGCCTGCATCGCCGCTTTCGAGGCCCGGAACTCCGCTCCGCCTACCTTCACCTGTAGCGTATGGGTGATGTAGTCAGCCAGGGCATTGAAGTCCTCGCGGCCTATGTTGATCTTGTCGCCACCAGCACTCACGATCGGCGTGACCGAAACGCCCTTCACCACGAGCACGTCACCGCCGGCTGGCGGTATCGGATTGAGCGCGATGATGCCAAGTCCGACGGGCGCCCACATGACCGGCGCCCCCCGGCTACTCATCCAATTCGGGTCTTGCTGGTCCCATTCGAAGACGCTGCCGGGATCGAGGATGATGCCGTTCAGTTCAATGCGCGCGCCGAACAGGAGATTCGAGCCGAGCGGGTAGTAGGGATGGTTCGCGACGGTCGAGAGCGTCTTGCTTCCGGACCAGAAGCCCGTCAGGCAGTTCCACGTCCGCAGCGCCGCGTTGGTGTACTGGGTAATCTCGTTGTCCGTCCAGAAGTTCGACGGGCCAAGATTGCCGCGTACAACCGCGATGAACTGCGAAAGCGAGACTGAGTTGTACGCCGCCATTTAGTTCCCGACGCACTGGTAGCGGATGCTGTCGGTTCCCGTCCCGGTAATTGTGAAAGCGCTCCCCGACGACTGCACAATCTGCGTCGCCTGTGTAGCTGTCAGGTCCGCCGCCGTGCACGTGTAACTGGTATTCGAAGTGAACACCGCCGCCCCGGTCAGCGTCACGGCGCAGCTTGTGCCCAGTACGCAGCTATCGACTATCGCATGCGCGTTGGTGGCCTGGGTGCCGGAATGATTGTAAAGAATGGGACCGGCCGCGAGATTCGGGACTGGCGTGGTCGAGGTGATGTCGAGCGGCACCGTGCCCGTGGCGATCGTTATTTTTAACGGGATGGCGGTCTCCCATTGGTTGCTGGCGTTTTCCTTGAGGCATCCATCGGTGCCGGTGGGATTGGCCTCTGAGCAGATGATGTTTTCGCTGTTGCCGGCCCGGAGCAAGCCGTCGTCGGCCACGTCGGCCACCTGCGGGATAATCATGCGACTCTGCCCGTTGGTCTGGTCGGTGAGCACCCACTGCTGTGCGGCCGTCTTCCGCATCCGCCACTTGGTCGTGCCGCGGTCGCGCAAGGAGATGCCGAGGTCCTGCGATACGGTCAGGCCATCGTCGAGGGTAAACTCAAGGGTCGCGTCGAGGAAGTTGCGCGCGGTCGCGTTGCCGGTCTGCGAGACATCGAACACGTTATTGGTGCCCGTGGTGTCCCGCTGGTGGAATCCCGCGGAGTCGGCGTACCACCAGAGTACGGGCGAGGCGCTGCCAGAGTAGACCCGAAAGCCACCGGTGCCGCCGTTGGCGACGTTGTTGATCGCAAAGATACCCGTCCCGCGCGTGTAGACGTCCGTGCCGGCGCCCGTGGTAAGAACTTCCCGGGAGTCTCCGGTGTTCGAGTCGCGCAGCACGAAAGTGTTTGCGGCTGACTTTTCCCAGGCCCACTTGGCTGTGCCCTGGTCGAGCCAGCGGACCGAGCCAATCTGCGAGATCGACGTGCCGGTATCGCTGATGTCCACGTTCATGGTGGCGTTGGCGTAGTTCTTGATGAGGAACGGCTTGCGCCCGGTGTTGGGCGTGATGACCAGTTCGGTCGAGCGGTTACCCAAAGCGCCGCGCGCCCCGACCACGAGACCGTCATTCACGACCGCCGTGCCGCCGGTAGTGATGTAGGCGGGCAGCGCATCCTGAAAGCCGCCGTCTCCGGCCCAGGACCAGTCCGAAAGGTAAGTGCTCGAAGTCGCATAGGACTCGCTCGTGACTGTGTTCGAGACCGCCACGACGGTAGCGCCAGTCGTGCGGAGGCCCTTGATCTGCACGTTCTTGGTGAGTTGGACGCCGGTTTCGTCAATCTCGACCGCGGTTTCGCTCGCCCCGTTCATCTGAATCTCGCTGCCATGCAGGAGCACGTTGCCCCAGTTATTGATCTTGAGGCCGATGGCGCTGTCGACGCTCGCCTCCATGTAGGTCGAGATGTCGGTATCGCGGCAGCGCTGCGCCCCGCCAGAGTCTCCGGCAAGTTCGATGCTCGGCTGACCCGTTCCCGGGAAGTTGTAGACTCCGCCAAGGATCTGCCCGCCGAGCAGGGTGTGACCGTCACAAGCGAAAACGAGCGGTCGTGCGCCGACCTGCGATCCCTCTACCCACACGTTGTCGAGCAGGAAGGGCCCGGAGATGCCGCTCGTCGACCCGATGCGGACTCCGATCGTGTTCTTGAATTGCATGACCTTTACGTCCCGGAAAAGCGGCTGGTTCAGGACGCCGTCAATGTTAATCATGGCCGTGTGCACAGCGCCGAACAGGACTCCGTCGGCACCGTAGACGAGGAAATTGTCGAGCGCGAAATAGTCCTGTCCGGTCTCGCCGTTGCTGATGACCGAATCGACATCTGCCGTCGAGGAGACGATGATCGTGGCACCCCCGGTCGACCCGTTGGCCGACGTCGAGTTGCCCACGTTGAACCCGACAATGCCCCCGCCGTTATGGACCACGATGCACGAGCCGGTGGGACTGTTCACGTTGCAGGTCAGAATCGTGTCCGGGTACATCTGCAGCGTCACGGGCTTGGTCGCGCTGCCAAGGTCGATCTGCGAGGTGAAGGTCTCGCGGTAGTGCTGCGGCGTGCAGACGATGCCCCCGGTACTCGGCAGCGCCGCCACCGCGGCCGCAATGTTCATGTAGGTCGAACCGTCGACACAGAGGATGCCCGTGGAAGGTGGGACCGTCAGGAGGTCGATGTTGTTGACCGTGTACGGCGTCAGCGCGGGCGTGCCGCCGGACAGGCGCACGTCATAGGAGTTGCCGGCCACACCGTAGAAGCGCCAGGTGCCGTTGGTCGCCGCGGCGAAAGGGTTAGCCTTTGCGCCACCGACGTTGTTCGTGTAGATGGTCGCGATGTTGGTCGTGCCAGCGTCGTACACCGTGACCGTGCAGCTCGCCGAAATAGCCTGATCCCCGGGCGCGCCAAGCTGGAAGCAAAAGCCGTAGTTGTCCCCGGGTATCGGGATATAGGTCTGCGCCCGCGCCGCACTGGCACCGAACGTCAGTGCCAGCACAGCGAGGACGCTAAAGAACAAGCGTCGCATGGGACTCCTCCGTCTTAGGCGCGCTTTGCGCCGCCGAGGTCGTCGTAGAAAGTGACCGTTTCGGTCTCGCCCGATTCCTTGTGCTCGGATCCAGGAATCTCGACCCCTCCGTGTACGACGCCAGCGCCGCCGCTGCGGTCGCCGGGATTGCCGCACAACTCATCGACCGGTCCCTCATAGAGCTTCTTGTCAGGCTTGTCGTATGCCATTTTGCCCTCCTAGGCTAAGAAATCATGGTCCTGCTGAAAATCGGCGCCCGGCCATAGCGCGTTGGCGTAGGGCAGGCCGAGTTCGTACTCCACCAGCGTCGAGTACACTTCCTCGTCCTCGCGCATCATCTGCTGGATCTTGCCTTCGAACTTGGCTTCCCACTGCTTTGAGGCGTCCAGCGAATACATGGGGTTCTTCTGGTCCGGCAAGCCTTGCCAGCGGGCAATGTCCGCCAGACCTCCCCAGATCATCGTGTCGCCGTCGATGTACCGCGGCAGCGCCCAGTTGGGATCGTCGGTGTCCGGGAAGCGCTTGTCGTACAGGTACGGATAAACGCGCGCGCTCAGTTGATACGGCCAGAGTTCGAACATCGGCATCGCCGTCTTGTACCCGGGCGTCACCTGAATAACGAAGACGTCGTTGAGCACGTAAGTCCCCGCCGGGAACTGGATGTTCACGCCCTGGTCGAAGGGAATCGGCTGCGTGGACGTCGGAAAGTCGGTCGAGAATGAGCCGTTGTCTTTCTTCCACGCGAACGTCGAAGTGCCCACTACGCCCCCGGTGGTGATCTTGATGACGTAGGTGGACAGCGAATAGCCGGTGTAGAGACCCGAGGCGAACGGGCTCGGGCCTGCTCCAACGACCTGTACGCACGGCCCGACCGACCCGATGGGATTGGTGGTCGGATTGTAGGCGAGGTCAGCTAGGCAGTACGGCGTCCCGGAGTTGGCGCGCTGCGCGTCGATTGAGTCGATGTACTTCTGCGGCACGTGGGTCCGCAGCCGCCAGTTCATCGCCGTGTCCTTCACCGAGAGAAAGTCCTGAAAGTCGTTCGGGTTGGGCGTGATGTAGGCGGTGAGAATCTGATAGCCGACAGCGGCAGCGGATAGTCCGCCGTAGACCTCGTTGATCTCGAGTTGCGTCGCGCTGTTCACTGCGGCCACCGTGTAGATGGGTGCCACGGTGCCCACGCGGAACTGCCGACCGATGAGGTTCGCGTTCCACGCGGTCGCAGTGCCGTTGACGATATTCGACCCGCGCACGACGGTGATGGTTCCGGTCTTATAGACGTCTTCGGTGAGGAACTGCGACTGGCCAATGCGCCACGACCAGAGCTTCCGGTAACGGATGTCCCGGAAGCGGTACTTCACGAAATTCTGAGCGAGGGCGATCGGGAGTACGGGGCAGTATAGTCTTAGCGAACGCCAAAGCTGCTGACTAGTTTCCTGCGCCATAACACTCGATCACCCTCGCTCGTCTTAGAGGAAATCTACTTCCACGTCCACCGCGGCCATCGCACCGCCACCGGCGTATGTGAAAGTCGCGACGTTGGTGCTGATACTCGCGAACACGTTTGTCGTGCTCGGCGGGTTGCAGGTCACCCCGAATATTTTCGAGGCGCCCGGAATCGTAAAGGTGTCACCCGTGGCCGCAAGCGAGATGTTCGCCTTGCGACGGCGGATGTCACCGATGACGCTATCAGCGTAAAGCGTGTTGACTGTAGCTTCGGCCAATGTGCACCCCCCCTTATGGGTTCTGCGCCATCGAACCTACGGACAGTTCGATCGCGGTAAATCCGGTAGAGGGTTCACCAGTGAACACTCCGAGCACAACGTAGGTCGGCGCGGTCCCTGCCGGGATACCGATAACGTCGGAACTCGTGCCGGAGTTGGCGACAACGATCATGCCCTGGTTGGGCGCGCCCGCTGTCTTGATGGTGTTGTATCCGCGTCCGCCAATTTGCACGGCGCAGAAGTTGCCCGGGGTGACCGCAGCCGTGAACATTCCGCACGCGCCGTTGCGTCCCTGCGGAGCATCAGCGAGCTTGTTGGTCACGATGTAGTTCGAGCGGTCCTTCCAGAAAGCGACATCGCCTGCCGCCACGGAAGCCGGTCCGGAGTCGCACTTCACGACTTGCCAGACCTGTGCACCGAGAGTGCATCGCATACCAAGCTGGCCAGCCTGGTAGAGCGATGACACGTTCATCGCCGGGAGCTTTTGCGCCCCGACGTAGAGGGTATCCATGAATACGGAGTTAGGCATTGTTTTTGTCCGCCGCGCGACTTCCGCAGCGATTCCCCCTTATCCAGTGATCCCGTAGAGTTGGGCGTGGTAGCGTGGGTTCAGGGTGATGGCCGCAGCCGCGAGAACCTGCCCCGCGACCTTGGTGTTGCCCTGAGCCGGCTTCCAGCCGGTAAAGCCAAACGAGAACTTCGGCGACTTCGAGACGTAGAAGTTGAAGAACGGCTTGCGCGCGTTCATCCACCAGAGAGTTTCGGAGGTCACCGTCGGGTAAACGACGACTGCTCCGTTGCTCATCTGCGTCAGGTAGGTCACCGCGTTGGGGTCACCGGTGCCCGAGATGTACGTCCCGGGCGCGTAGCGGGTGGCAATGAGCGTCGCAGAATTGAACTTCAGACCGTTGAAGCCGATCTTCGGATCCTGCGTGTCATTGAACCGCTGCTGCGTCTGGAACTTTTCCTTGATGTAGGCCAGGCCCTTGCGGGTGGTCACACCGAGGTTGGGCTCGATGTTGCCGAACGAGGCGTTGCCGTAGGTGTTTTCCAGAGTCGAGTACTGGATGGCACCGTTGACGTTTGTGGGGACGCTGTTCAGCGCCGAGCCTACCTGCCCACCGCGGGTGATTCCGCCGTAGGTCGCGTAGGTAGCGCCATCCCAGGAAGCCGTCGAATTGTCATTCAAGGCCTCGGCGAGACCGTTGAAGTTGGGGGTGTAGCCTGCGGCCTGCCCGTTCAGGTAGATCGAGATGCCCATGAACGCGCCCATCGTCAGATAGGCGTTGGTCATGCGCGAATCCACCAGGCGGAAAGCCGCGAGCGGGCCGGTGTTCAACACTTCCATGTCTTCGAGGGAGAGCGTGACGTTCACCTCGTAGAACTTCATGTTGAACTGGCAGCCCTGTTCGACCTGTTTTTCCGTGATGTCGAACTGCTTGCCCTTCAGATACGAACCGCCGACCATGCCGTCGTAGTAGAAGTTCTCTTGGATGAGAGAGCCTCCACCAAAGTCCTCGCGGGTGTTGACCTTGAAATAGGCCAGCGCCGGGTCGGCTTGGAAGATCGAGTCGACCAGTTGAGGACTCTCGCGGATGTAGCGGCGAGTAGATACGTTCAGTTGATCCAGTTCAGCCACTTCGAAACCTCAAATTTGAGTTCGTGAGCGTTTCCTAGACGCCCGCGTTGGTGTTCCACGTATCCGCAAAGTTGCGCGCTCGTTGCCCCTCGGATAATGCAGCCGCTTGATCGCCCGCCGGCTTCTGCCAGAATGGAGAGGGTTCCGCCGCATCGGCCGGAGCCGAGTCGATCGGAAGGTTGCGCTTGGAGAGTTCCGCCGAGACGCCGGCTTTGATGCCGTCCTCGATGGATTTCTTCTGCGCTATCTCCTGCTGTGCAGTCACCTTGGGTGCGATGACTTCCTTGTAGGCCGCGTCGATTGACAGGTTCTTTTCGAGGGCAAGTTTCTCAAGTGCATCGAGGTCCAGCGCCTCGCCGAAGCGAGAGCGATAGTCGTCCATAACGCGGACTGCGGCCTTGGTGATGTTCACACCAATCGCCGTGACCTTGTTACGTTCTGCCTCAAGTGCCTTGTCGAGTTGCGCCTGGGTCAAAGTAACCGTGCCATCGTTAGTCGGGGTTGCCCTTCGCGACGGATCGACGCCAGTCTTCGTCTCGAGTTCCTTGACGTAGGTGACGTTCGCGTCGTGCCACTTCTGCCACTTGTCGCGATTCTCTGCGAGAGCGGCAGCCTGGTTGCGGAGGTCGTCCATTGAGCGCGAGAACTCAGACTGGCGGGTCACGCCGTCCTGAATCCCCTTTGCAAAATTCGGGTTGTCCAGAGCCTTCAACATCGTGTCTCGAACGCTTGCGTCGAGACCGGCCTGTTGAGCCAGCTCCGTTAAGTACGCTTTCGGGTCTACGGGCATTGCTATTTCCTCCATCGGTGCCAGCCACCTACGCGCGAGCGTGCCAGTGACCTACCGATTATTTTACTGCGGTGGTGCGCCCGGGGGTCCCGGAGGCGGTGCTGCGCCTGCAGGTGGTGCGCCTGCCGGTGCTCCTCCGCCGGTCATCCCCGAGTTCTGCTGCGACTGCCTCATCGCCTGAATCACGGCCTGCCGAATCATCGAAGAAATCTGCGCCGCGATCGGAACGAAGGTCGGTAACATCTGCGCCAGTTGCGCCGCGCCCGATTCAACTAACTGGGCCTGCTGCGCGACCAGCGTTAAAAACTGAGCGCCTGGCGGCACTCCCTGCGGAGTGCTCTGCGGATTGTCCGCGAGCCCGGTATAGTCCGGAGTCTTCATTCCCGGCGGAGGCGGAGGCGGAGCATCTAGCCCCGGATTCGTTCCTTCGGACGGACTTGCCGGACCCATGCTTATCGCCATCTGCCGTTAGCCCTTCTTGGTGGCGCCGGCCTTGCCCATCGGCGCGGTCGCGGGGGTCTTCACCATCCCCATCTTTCCGCCGCCCTTGGTCATTCCGCCTTTTTTCTTCATTACGTCCTCCGTGTGGTTTATGAAGACTTCGCGGGCGAAACAGACGCCCCGAGCTTCCGAGCCTTCGAAAGTAAAATAGCCCGCTTCTGTTTCAGCGCGCGCGCCGGGCCGAACTTCCTCCGGGTGCTCGCCAGAATCGAGGGCGGATTATCCTTCAACTCTTTTCCCACGCCTTCGAGGATCGACTTGCTATCAGCCACGTTTGGCGACCTTTTCCGCTGCCAGCGCGAACCGTGCCTTCTTGCCGATCTTCCCGGATTTACCGGCGTCCTTGTGGGCCAGAGCTGAGACAGACATGCCGCGCTTTTTAGCCATGCGGGTGAATGAGCCTTTGGTGCCCTTCTTTTCCATCCGCTCGCTGGCTTCCTGCATCCACTTTTCTGCAGCCATGAATCACCTTCCGCAGTGAGTGAACCACAAATGGCAGTGGCACATGCAACTCCATTCGTTCAATGGTTCTCACGGAACTACGGCAGTCGCGTTCGCGGTTTGTCCGTTTGGTCCCGTCGCGCTTACCGGGAAGCGTGTTCCCGTGGGATTGTTGGTCTGCGTGATCGTGCAAACGAGGTTGCTGCAGGTCATCGACATCGTAGCCAGGGGCGCGGTGATCGTGACGACGGCGCTCCCGGACTTGGTTGGGTCTGCGACGCTGGTAGCCTTGGCAGAGAAGGCTGTCCCTGGTGTCGTGCCTGCCTTGTAGAGGCCCGTAGTGTCGATCGTTCCGCCGGTTGCCGTCCACGTCACGGCCGTATTCATCGTTCCACCTACTGTAGCGGTGAATTGCTGAATCGCGTTTTCGGCCAGCGTCGTCGTCGCAGGAGAAACTGTGACGGTGACGGGCTGCGTGCCGGTCGGCAGGAAATTCACGTCTACCCAGTAATTCGCGGTGGGCGAGGAAAGTTTGGTCGGATACGCGGAGGTCGAGCCATAGGCATACACGCCCGCGCTTACAGGTGCGCTGAGAGGCCCCACCACAAGTGGCGTCGTGAACGCTGGCTCGTTCCAGGCATACTGCGCCGTGTGGATGCTGGCGGTGTAGACCATGCCCGGCGTGATGATGATGGGCGAGGGGAAGGTGAACGTCTGCCAGCCAGATACCGTCTCGTTCGTGAACGTGCCGTTGCCAAGGCTATTTCCATTCGGGTTCCAGAGATGCGCGGTGTGCGGGCCGGTGGCGTTGGTCGCCTTGAAGAACTTGATGCCGACGATCTCACCAGGCACCGAGGTGGAGAACTTGATCCCGAGTTCGACCGAGTTGCCATCGTTGCCGGTCACATTCGCCGGTAGCTGCGTGTTGGGCCAGAAACTAAGCGTGCTGCCGCCGCCGCCCGTGCTGCCTCCGGGAATCGTCGCAGACACTTCCACCGAATTAGCCGACTCATTCCCGAGCGAATCTATCGCCGTGATGACGTAGTAATAGACCTGCCCCGCCGCGATCGAAGTGTCGAGATAGGACAGCGTCGTGATGACCGACGTGTTGAGCGTAACGTAGGGTCCGCCGCTGGTATTGCTGCGCTTGGCGTTATAGCTGACGACGTTCGGCGTGACCGAAGCAAGCCAGGTCAGCGAGACTGAGTGCGTGGTGACTTGTGCTGCCGGTGCGCCGGGCGGGGTCGTGGCCGCAGCACGCGCAGCGAATGGAACAAGAAGCAGTGTCAGGAGCGCCAGTTTTAGAGTGTGCGACATATTCTTATGAGGTCCTTCCTCGTGCCGCCTGCGATTCCGAGCCGTCTGAGCAATTCTCCGACGTGAAACTTGGCCGTGCGCTCGGTGATGTTCAGAGCCGTGCCAATCTCTTTATTCGACATCTCTTGCAGTATCAGATTCAGCACTTCCCGCTCACGTACTGTAAGGTACACGTCTATGGGAGACGCGGTGCGCTCATCAATCTCGCGCTGAATTGCCATGATCTGCGCAGGCAGCTCCACCAGTTGCCTGTGACGCAGCGCATCCCGCTGGACAATAAGGTCGTCCAGGCTGCGGCGTGCCGGATTTAAGATCGTAACGCTCATGGCCCGGTGATGAAGTTCCCTAGCTGCCCGCCTGCCGTGGTGATGCCCTTGAACGAGGCGACGCTGATTCCCCAGTTGACTGTGCCGCCCGTTGAAGCCGAAACAGTTTGTGCTCCAGACGGTGCGTTCGCGCGAAACTCCTGCATCGGATTGCCTGATGCGTAACTCGGCGTGGCGACGTAGTTGGTGCCGACGGTGAGTAGCGGGCCGGTGTTGGTGATAGCGATGGCGGCGTTAAAGTTTCCAGCCAGTGCTGGCGAGAACGATGCACTCGTGACGCTGGTAGCGCCGGTGGCCGTGCCGATTTTGCCCGTCTCACAGGCTCCTAATTGCACGCCAGAGACCTCCAGCACAACGACACGGTTGAAGCTGCCGCCGGAACCAAACGTGACCGTAGTGACATCAGTAGCGTTCGTGTTCGTGTTGCCAGTTGTCTCCCATATTTCTGTTGCAAACTGTGTGTTCTGCCGTGAGCCGGAGCACTGCGCCCAGGTGTCGCCAGCGGTGTTGGCGATGCCCGTGACAGAGATACCTGTGCCACTAATGTCAGTCATGGCCACAAGTTTGTGTCCGGCAGCGTGAGAAGCCGCAGCGGAGGCTACAGTGGTTGCGGTCGTGCCCGAGCCAGTGACTTCATCTATCAGGCATGCCCCAGTCTGGCAAGTGCGAATCTCTAGAACCGCCGTGTTCCACGGGGCACTGGCGTTGACGCCCACGGTTTGCGTGGTGAATGCGCTCACAGGGGCATTGGTGTCGGCGCAGGAAACACTGTTTCCGGTGACACTCGTAACCGTGGTCATCCCGGTCGGTGCTTGATTCACGTTCGTCGCGGTGTTGCTGCCGCCGCAGCCGATGACCCAGGAGGTAGCGTTTGTGTTCGTGAGCGTGATGCCTGCGTAGGAAAGCGTCGCGTTGTTCACGTTGTCGGTGACGGTCGCGCCACCCACGCTGACCGATTGGCAGGTGAGTCCTTGGTTCACGCCGCGATAGACAAGAATGATCGTCCCGCTGGCGTTGGTAAATCCGGTGCCCGTCTCGGAGGATGTCTGTGCGATCTTGCACGCCACACGGGCAGACTCACTGGAACCCGTCGCGCCGGAAATACTTACCCATCCCGCTGGAAGGTTAGGCGCGGTAGAGTTGCCACTGCGGTAGGCGTAGGCAACAAACAGATCCCCGGCGACGTGAGCTGGTGGCGTGCATCCGGTGCTGGCCGCCTGGCATGAACCCACGCGCGTAATTGCCGTGATGGCCTGTGCCGGACGAGCCAGCAACAGAAGTGGCAGAAGTAGGAGTAGCAACTTTCGCACTAGCGTGTCACCCGGAAATTCAGTGTGACCGTACCTCCAGGAGTGATGTCAGCCCCGGTGCGGTTGCAAACTTTCACGTTTACCGTGTCAGCGGTCGGATAGGGAACCAGAAGAAGTCCTCCCGTGGTGGCTCCGGTATAGCCGGTCACGCCTGTCGGGTCTGCGTTGATAGTTAACTGAATCGTGTCCGTGGTGAGCAGGCCGGTTGCCGCTGCGGTTTGAGCCGTGCCACAGGTGCCGGAGGTCACGGCGGTCGTGTTGAGCGCGAGCGTGCCGCTGGCCACCGTCTTGGTCGCAGTGTAGTAGACCCGGCCCACGGTGGTGTCTTGGACCTGCGCATGCTGGACGGCAAGGTACGGTCCAGTTAGCAGCAAAGCAGCGACCGAAATGTAGAAGACAACTTTGGCAATTCTATCGAGTCTTCGCATGGTCAGCTCCTCTGGAAGCCGATGCAGGAAAATGTGTACGTCTTGCCCGTAGTCGGTGTCCCGTGCCAGGTCATCGCGAGCGTGGTCTGCGCGGGAGTGTTGTCTATATCCGATCTGATGTCGTTCCCGCCGGTCTGCGAGCAGACGTAAATCGGAGTCGATGCTCCTCCGGTGTCAAAGTCACCGTCCGCGTAGGTGTAGGTGATCGTCGGGTTAGCCGCGATACCCGTGCCGCCGGTTGTGATCGTGAAGATGAAAGCGTTGTCGCTGCCGCCGATCGTGCCTGCCGCCGCTGTGCTGCCCCATCCCGCGCCGAGGGCAAACGACATGGAAGTCGGCGACGTAGTGTAGTCTGCGCTGAAGTTCAACCGGCCGAGTTCCATGGCCCGGCTTCCGGAGTTGATGTTGAACCCGGTCTGTTTGGCGCTGTGCGTCGTTATCATCCCGCTGTTGCCGCTGCCCGGCGCAAAGGCAAACGTCGTTGTATCGGTGGTGTCCGTCGCATTGCAGTACACGCCACCGTCGTTCTCGTTCGCGCAGTTCCAGTTATTACCCATGGGTGCGGCGGTATTTGTTCCACCCATGAAACCAGTGAACGTATTGGTCTGGGTAAAGTAAATATCGCAAGGGTCTCCGCTGCCGTCGCAGTTCGCGATGTTGGACGAGGTCTGATTCACACCGCCGAAGCTGCCGGTGTTGTTGAACTGAAGTTGGGTGGGAGACCCTCCCGGTAGCGCACCGCCGCCGGCGCTGCCCACCTTCACCCAGACGCCAGCCACGCAGTCGTACAGGTCGCCAGTAGCGGAGTTGATGCCAAAGGAAAATGGAGCACAGGCGCCGGTAGGCGCACCTGTGAAGCGAATCGTCGTGGTGTTGCCGTTCTGCGCGCTGGCCGTGACGGCGCCGAAACTCAACAGGAGCAGAAGCGCTAACAGTGCTTTTTTCATGGCTACCTCGTGGTGATCGTTGCGCCGACCAGCGTTGGTCCTGCAGCGCTGGCCACCAGATAGATTTGCCTGAGCAGGAGCAGGTTTCCGGTTACTGGCGGAATCGTGACAAACTGCGCGGCTTGTAGCTTTATGCCCCAATGCGACGAGTCGACGTCGCTGTTCCCAATGTAGACGACGACAGCCATGCCGTCCGGATCCTCCTGTAACTCGACCGACTCGGCATGGTCCTCGATGTCCGTGTCGATCGCGTGCAGGAGGGAGTACAAAGACTGCGCGACGTTGGTAACGCTTACCGCCAGCATGCGTGGCGTGGCTCTCATTGTGGTGTTCTCCCCTCGTCCGCCAGGGCTCCCGGCGGTATGGCAATTCGTGACTGCTGCTCCGCGCGCGCTTGCTGCTGCTGCGCGTTGAACGTATCCCGCGCCATCTCGAGAATCCCGTAAAACAGCATGGGATCCCGCGGCCCGGCCATCTGCAATTCCCCGCTGGCCACGTTGTAGACGATGTGCAGCTCGACCGAGGCCTGCTTTTGGTCGACAGTGCCCTTGGCCCGCGCGAGGATGCTCTGCAAGTCGGCGGGCAGTCCCCCGTTTACTTTTGTGGGATCGACCATTTAAGACTCCTGTATTCCGCCGGCCGAGGTCATCGAGGGCATCTCCTGCCCGGAGGCCTTGCGGCCCGCTGGCGATACGGCCATGCCGAGGCCCATGCTCTGCTGCGCCTTGAGCCGGTCAGTGATGGTCTTGGCTTCTGACGGAGGATTGCCGACGTTGGGCACGCCGAGTTTGTCGAGCAGCGTCCAGATGTCCAGCCAGCCGGCGCGCGCCAGTTGCACATAGAGTAACTTGGTCGTTATTTCCGAGGCCGCAAGGAGGGAGCCCGGAGCCACGTGGTAGGTGAACTGCCGCAGAAACTCACGCGCGCGTTCATACCGCGGGCGTATAAAGCCCCGGGCCTCATCGTCGGCAGTTACAAAGTCGGGGATCATGGTGCCGGGGTCGTAGTCGAAGTCCTCGAAGGTCATTCCGTCGGGACCGAGGGCGGCGACGCGCTTGCCCGTGTCGTAGAACTGGAAGAAGTTCGAAAGCAGCATGGTGGCGAACTCGCGGATAAAGGCCTCGAGCACGCGCGAGCGCAGCCGGATCGACGGGCTCATCGACTCGACAATCTTCTCGACCGTCTCCGAGGTCGGTATCTGCCCGAGCTTCATCATCTGCGTCAGGTCGCGGGTGCCGGCGAGGATGTCCATTTCGTCGCGCAGGTCCTTGATCGACTCGACCACCGAGACGTCCATTGTCTGCGTCTGGCCGACCGTCGCCTGCCGCCCGGGCAGTGTCCGCAGCTTCAGGCCGGCGCGCCGGGTGTCGATCGTATCCATCGCCGACCGCGGCATGGAATTGTTCTCGGCGATGAGGTCAGGGCGGAAAACCTTCTGGTTGTGGTCAGCCACGCCGCGCACGAGCCGATTGAGTTCCTTCTGCAGCGGCAGGGCGTCGAGCAGGAGCGGCTTGCCGAGGTAGGACCATGGCCACGGGTCCAGCGTCAGTTTCGACATCGGGAACATGCCGTGCCAGTAGATATTCGGGCCGTCACGCAGAACGGCGGTGCGCGTGAACACGATAGCCCGTCCACGCGGGTAGAGGGCTTCCCCGGGCTTCACCCAGTACGACCAGTTGGGATGGGCGTCCGGCGTGCCCTCTCCGACCCACACCGCGCGGCTCGATTTGTTGATGCTCTTGTCCTTCACGTAAATCTGAAACAGGTCCGCAGCGGGCACGTTGATCGACTCCGCCGGTTTCGAGCCAATCGAGTCCCAGAACGGGCTCGAGGACATATTCAGCTTGGCCATGACCGTCTGGATCTTGTTGCGGGCCTTGGCCACAAAGGAAGCGTCCCGGTCGGCCTTGATCCGGTCGGCCGCTTTCGGGTACTTCGCTTTCAGGTAGTTCACCGTGCGCTCGCGCCGGACCATCATGCCGAAAGCGTCCTGGCAGGAGATGTAGCTCGAGGGCCGGATGGGGAAACAGTCCTGCGGATTCTCAGCGATGAGGTCGATGTCCTCGATCTCCTCGTTCCACACCTGGTGCGCGTAGCCCGTGCCTCCGGGGACGTTCCAGCGGATGACGTCGGCAAACTTGAGGTCGATGTTGTTCTTCATGTACCAGCCGCTCGACAGTTTGCCGGCCATGTCCGCCTGCTGGTCAAAGCGCTTGTTGAAGGTGCGGTAGTCCCAGAACGGCTTGATGTCGGTGAGCGCGGCGACTAGGTCCGAGGCGATCTTGCCGAGGCGGTTGTCGACGAGGTCTGACAGGGCGGTCTGAGCGACGTCGGAACTGTAGTCGCCCATGATATTCGAGATAGTCTCCTGGATGCGGCTAAAGCCCTGCTGCGAGCGAAGGAAGTTCTCGCCCTCCTGCAGTGCTTCGGTCGCCCATCCAAGAACTGCGCTCAGATGTTGCTCGTCCGGGGGTGTCGGTTCAGCCATTCCAGCCTTTCATAAAGCGGGCAAAGCGCTCGGCTTCTGGCTCGCGCCGGTCGAGGTGGTCGATCACGGGAGCGCCGTTTCCGTTATTGAAGTGCATGGCTTCGCAGCGCACCCCGTTGTCCTTCTCGAACCGTTCCACTTCGCGCAGGCTCCGCATGGTGACGCGCTCGCAGCCCTTCGGCGTCGGCGCATCGTTGCGGCCCGGGTATGAGATCGAACCGTCCGGCTTGCGGAACACCACGACGGCGTCCCGGTCGCTCCATCCGGCGTTGCGCGGCTTCGGGAGGATGACCTCGACCATCTCGCCCATGCACTCGCCGAGGTCCCCGAAATGGACGACGCGGTCGGGGCGGCGCATGACGAACAGGTCACGCACCACGCTGCCGCACTTTTCACATTCGAGGTCGAGCATCCTAGGAGGCAAAGATAGTCTCCACTCGATACCCTGCACCTGGAGGTTTGGCGTGCACGGCGCACATGGGAATCCATTTCCCATGAAGGTCATCTGGGTATATGCGGACCGTAGCTGGTTTCCCACACGCCGTCTCAGCGTGTCCCTCGAACACTCGGCACTTTTCTTCCATTCGGCTACCCTTGGCCCTTGAGGTTGTTGGTCGGACCGATGGCGCTTTCGCCAGGCGACTTGTAAATACGGTTCTTGGGCGGTCCGGAAGTGTCGACTTCAGATTCCACGATCGTTGCCGGGCCGCCCTCGCCGATGATCTTCTGGTAGGGCAGGCCAGTCATGTTCGCGTAGTCGATGTCGCGCCCCTGCCGGTCCATCATCTCGTCGCGGCTTTCCGGCCGTTCTGTCTGCTCCGGAAACGGTGCTGACGGTCCCGCTATCGTGATTTTTGCCATTAGAGCCTCCTGTTACTTGTGCGCGCCGCGCGATTTGCTCTGCTGCTTGTGCGTCAGAACCTTTTCGCCTTGGTGGACCTTGGCGAGGCCGGTCTTGCGAACTTTTCCCCCGCGCTTGTAGGAGGATGGACTCGCCATCTTGTCGGCGCGGGAATTTAGCTTATTGAGTGCGTTTTTCATGTACTCCGGGTCTTTGTTTCCTACCCGTGTGCCCGCAACCGCATCTACGGCGCGCTTGAGCGTCTTAGAACCTACCAGCGTATCGTTGTCTGCCATGTTCCCCCCCCCCTATCGAAGTCCGCACGTGCGCTCTAACCCAATGATGGCCTCGCGTGCCAGCCAGGTCGCAGTGTCGACGCGTTCCGCCGTCGCCCGAGCCGCGCAGCGTTTGAGCAAGGTCTGCTCGATCGGCACGGGAGTCTCGGCGAGTTTCAGCGTGACCGCCTGGCGGAATATCTCGAGCAGTTCCTTCGGCGTGTTGAAGTTGCGGCCGAGGAGTTGCATCAGTTCGTGCCGGTGCTCGTCCTTCAGGTAGACGCCGTGGGTCGCGTCGAAGTCGATCGTTTCAGACAAGCGCCGGGTCAGGTATTCTCCGAGGTCCGCCCCGTGCGCCTGAATCTCGTAGCGTTGCGCGAGTTCCTCCGGCAGGTTGATCCGGACCACCACTTCCCGTGTTGTAGTCGCCCCCATAACCTCGCCTTTCCGTTTGGACAGTAGCATGAGTGTTGAGCAAAAAGTCTATTCCATTCGCTATCGGTCCGTCGGGACCGAACAGGAAAATCCGCGTTTGAGGGAAGTTGCGAACAGCGAAGCCAGCAATATCTCCAAGCGGTGTCCGGTTACCCCCGTCGTAGAGCAGCACCAGGTGCGGACAGAACGGAATAATTCGCCAGGGTCGGCCCTGCCACTTCGCCCACTTGGTCCTGATGCCGATTCCCAACGCCTCGCGCTCGGCCACGTTGCAGGCAATCACGTCGGCGGTGAGCACCAGCGAGAAGCGCATCTTGTCAATCGCGCGGACAAAGCGGCGGACAAATTCGAGGTTGGCGTACTCGAGCCCGGAAACGAGCCCGATGTTCACCAGCCCTGTAGCTGTGACATTCGTTCGTTCCATGAGCTTGTCATCTCCTCGACGTCCATGTCGCACTCCTGCCCCTCGATCACTTCTGCCGGCTGTACGACACGCGACTCGTTATCCATCTCGGTCACACCGGTTGACCATCCGTGCGCCAGCCACATGCACAGAAGCATAGAAAACACACGGTCGTCGTGCCGTCCGTGCCGGGCCTCACCGATCGCTGTGAAGGCGTCGGCCATGCAATCGGCCATCTCCTCGATGAGGTGCTTCGAGTGGATGCGAACCCGCTGGTTATGAATGTGGTGCGCGCCGCGCATCCACAGGTCTTTATTGGCCGAGCGCGAGGAGTACCAGCCAATCTTGTTGCCGCGGCCGGCCGCGCGCGGGCTCATCTCGCCGCCGTAGTAGTGCCAGAGGAACTGGTTGGTGTAACCGTAACGGTCAATCAGTTCGCGAATGGTGACTGCGCCGGGCCCGGTAGCCTCGACAATCATCTCGGCCATGCCGTCGTCGGAGTTGCCTTTGTAGAGCCGGCCGATGGCGTTGAGGATGGGAGCAAACTCGACGGCGTCCACCGGCGCCGCAAACTCGGCGACCTGCACGTCCTGCAGCTTGCCCTTGCGGAGCACCTGGCAAGCGGCATTGTCAATTTCGAGGTCGTCGTCGGTGCGGTTCCACCGCGACCAGCCAGTCTTGCCCACGGTCGGGTCGCCAGAGATGAAGTACTGCGCGTTGGGCTTGGGCTCCTCGAACATGAACAAAATCCCGCGTGGATCCATGTCCACTTCGTTCGTGGGAAGCGGCTGGATCTGATTGCGTCCGATGACCCAGGACTGGCTCATGCCGCGGTTTCCGTTTCCGCGATCTGATAGGCCTCGCCGTCCCGGGCTCCGAGGCGCAGGTGCTCTAGGGTTTCGTAACTGAAGGCGCTGCGCGTCGTATGCTGGAAACTTTCATCCGGCGTCGCGGCGTAGTTCGAGAAGAAGATATTCAGCGAGTTGGACTCCTGGTACTCACGGCGCGTGGTCTCCCACCAGTGCAGTTTCGAGCGCGAGAGCATGATCTGCTTGCCGTTGCAGAACTCCGGCGAGGTTTCGAACACGTGCTGCGCGTACTTCATGGAGAGTTCGGCCGGCACCCATCCTTCCGGAGGCGTGCGGTTGTATTTCTCCCGCTCGACGTACCACGGAATGAACAGGAACTTCCAGCGACCGAGGCCCTTGCGGGTGCGGCTGACGAACTTGTTCCACCAGTCGCCGCGGCCCTGTGCCGTCGTTTCGAGAACGTGCAGCGCGAGCGAACTCTGCGGAATCGTGGGGAAGTAGTTGTGCTCGATCTCGAGCGGATGCGGCCAGGAGGCGACCTCGGTGATGTGGCCGATGTCCATGGTGCGGCCCTGCGCGACGCCGAATTTCTGGTTGCCGGTCTGGTAGATGATCCGGGAGCCGAGGCCCTTGAAGAATAGGTGAGCGGCCTTTTCGTCGAAGCCGATTTCCGGCTGCATCCACCACGGCAGGTTGTCGTAGATGGTCTTGTCGCGGTCATACATCTCGAGAATCTTGTCATCGTCCAGCGATGCGGCCACGCCGCGCAGATGCTCGGTGGTAATCATCCGGTGCATGTCGAGAGCACGGACCACCATCGTCGCGCCCATCTGCCGGTCCTTGTGGAGGGCAATCAGGATGCCGTCGACCGGCTCATTGCGATCGAGGCGCTCGAGCATGTCTTCCTCGAGCTCGGCAATCTTGCGAAGGAGAATCAACTGTGATTCCCACGGGGTGACCTTGCCGAGACCGCCCTTGTCGTGGATGCAGTAGCAGTAGTTGCGGAACCAGTGGTGGAAGTCGACTTTGATGAGCCGGCGTTCGTTGGTCACGAAGCGCTGTTCTTCCGGCGTGAGCGGGCGCGTGGGATTGCCCTTGGGGTCGAGGATGTCCTGCAAGGTCTGGCACATCTCCTCGATGTACTTCCCGTCGTAGCGCTCGATCTTGCAGTTGAACGCTGCCTCGAGTTGCCCCTGCCGGCGATCAATGCCTATGTCGCTATACATCCGGGACCGCGCCCTCGCCGGGATGGACAGGCGCTTCCTCCTGGCCAAGCAGAATCTCGAGTTCTTTGCGGACCTCGGCGTTGTCGTCGGTGTAACTCACGAAGGTCTTGTCGCGTTCATCCGGCGCGGCAGGCTCTTTCAGAGTGAGGCCGTAGCGCTCTTTGGCGATCGTTTCCAAGACATGCGCGATCCGGGCGAGCAGTCGGTTTGTTTGCTTCATCTCCGGACTGACGTTGAAGGTGAGGAATCCCATTAGACGTTCTTCACGGGGCGGACGTCGAGGATCTTGCCCATGCCGCCCATTTCCATTTCTACCGATGGCAGTTCGCCTGGCACCTGGCCGACGTTCACATTGAACAAGGGACTCTTGCGGTTTGTCAGGCCAACAGTTTCGAACACGATCTTCTGCGCGCTGATGTCGCCTTGCTGAAGAATCTTTCCGGTGCCGCTGCACTCGTGGCAACTGCGGTACACGGTTGGCTGGCCTCGTTTGGTGTTGCGTCGGTCTATCACCTCGCCAGTGCCCTTGCAGTTCTGGCAGGCCGCTTCCCGGTTACAGGCGTTGGTGGCGACCGAGGCCATGGCGTCGGGGACCTTCTCGCTCATCCGCAGGATACCGAGCGAGACACGCGCCTGCGAGACGGCCCGGAGCAGTTCCGCGAAGGACAGGTCGCACATCTGCGCCAGTTTGGCGAGCGATCGACGCTGGATTGCCTTGTCCGGACTCAGCAACAGTCCTACAAACCGGATCACGCGCTCATCGTCAGACACTCCGAGAACCTCGCCGAGGTTTTCCCTGGTGGCGTGATCTTCGAGGGCCTTGAATGATTTATCGTGACGAGGTTGGGACTGCCGGGCTAACTGCCCGCTGCCGGTGTTCTGATTCGGCATCGCTCGCAGTGTGGGGCCAAGTACTAGTACCCGTCAATGGTTTACTTGCCTGCGGGCGTGGGCGGTGGGTTCCACGACATGCTATGAGTGATCTTCGCGAGAGAAACATGGACTTCGATGACGTCGTTTGGGTTGGGCGCGCCCATGGCTCCGACGGGGACGTCCTTCACTGCGCCGATGACATCGGTAACGGACAGCACGACTGCCTCGGATAGGCCTTTTATTTTCTGCCTGTAGAATGTGGTGATGATGGCCTGATCGGCGCCGTTGGTGTCGCGCAGCACCACGATGGTCTTGCCTGGTTGCGGGACGATCTCGGCCCACGGCTTCTCGAGCGCGTTTGGTGGAGGAGCAGAGCCTTGTGCAAACAGGTGGTTGATGTCCTGCATAGCACTTGCGCTTATAAGCAACGCTCCGCACAGCACTAGCCACATTGGTATCTTCATCGGAGCACCTTTATTTTCTTCATGGTTGCAGGGCGCGGCAGGTAGCCGGACTGCTTTTCCCATCTTACGATGGTGCGATGATTCACGCCGAGCAGGTCTGCGAGTTTCCGCTGTGACAGGCCGCGCTTTTTGCGGAGAGCGACCAGCATCTCGGACAGGCGCCGGTAGTCGTGCGGATGATCGAAACGCCGCTGGTGGGCGTTCTTGTCCCGCTCGAGGTTTTGTTGCCGGAGGGACAGAAACTTCCAACGCTTCTGTCCCTTCGGCCGCACTGTGCTTTTCCGTTTCACTTAGGCCGAGGCCGCTTGGGCGTTTTCTTGCGGGGCGGCTTCACTTTTGGTTTCCGGCTGGTCAGCCTGAACCTCCACGGCATCGCCGAGTTGTATTTCCTGCCCTGGCGCCAGTGTTTGAGCCGGTACGTGAAACGCGACCGTTTGTGGGGCGGGTGCCTTCGTGTCTTCCACCTGTGTCCTATAATTATCCCTGATGCTTTGTGCGATGGCCCGGAAGCCGTAGGCGGTAGCGTTCTTGATCTGCTCGAGATTGCTCTCGGTCGCCGCTGTCTTGTCTAAGCCGTCAGCCGTTTCTTCCAGAGTCCTGCAAAGTTCCAACGGATCGCTGTTCATGCTTACCCCTTTCGGATGGAAAATAGTTTATCGAACACTGTCACGATTTTGTCGATGGCGATGGTGTTGCTCCGGCCCGAGTTGTCCACGATGTCTTCGGGGATGAAGTGTAGCACCCGCCAACCGTACTCGATCGCGTCGTTGCCTTTCCTGATGTCCCGGATGTGGCCTGTGCCGGTGTGAGCGCCACCTTCGGGTCGCCAGATTCCTCCGTCGACTTCGATGCCGAGTTTGGACTCGGGCCAGGCGAAGTCTAGCGCCCATTTCCGTTTATCGTGGAAGTGGTGCTCCGGCATGGGTTCCGGGATCCACGGCGCCAAGTGTTTCAGTTGCCACGCGAGGGCGTCGACCGCGCTGGCCTTGTCGGGTTTGCTTTGTCGGGTCACGACTTCCGGAACTTGTCCGCATCAGGGCAAGTCGACCAGTGCGGCTGCATCGTGCCAGCGTCGAGCGGCATGTGCTTCTGCTTGGGAGTGAGCCAGAACTCTATCTCCGCCTGGCAGCTACGGCAGCGCGCCTTGTTCTCGAAAGTGTAGCCGGCGGCTTTCAGATCGGTGTCGGTGTGGTAAGGCCAGCTTTCGGTCACGATGCCCTCCGCGGTAGGCGGGAGACGTGCCGCACCGGCCCAAACCCAAATCGTCAAGGGTAGCGGACCCTTGCGATTATCGGCACGTCGTCTCCCGCGAGGCAGGACTCTACGCTGGCGACATCGCAAAGTCAATCATTGTATCGGATCGTGAATGAACAGAAGCGGCTGGAAGTCATCGCGCCATGGGTGACAGGGGCAGTCGGCGCTTGGCCGGTGCGGGAAGTAGGGCTTGCCGTCAGCGTCAACGGGCATGACGTGCACCTCGGAGGTGGTCTCGGAGGTTAGCATCCCGTACTTCTGACTGGCGCGTTGGTCGGTCTCGGCTCGCACGTGCCGAGGTTATAGTCCTCGACTATCCGGTGTCCAAGCCATTCGGTAATTTGCGGGACGGCCGCGTTTGCCAATGCTGCGACTTCGATATTCCCTCCACCATCGCCCACTGTGCCGGAAACCCCATCAACCACTCGACAAACGCCGGGTTCGGATAGCCAATGAGTTCCCGGGACAGGCTTCGTCCGTAAGACGAACCGCCCTTTGTCTTGGCATCCCGAACGGTCGGGGTAGCAAACGATGAAGACCCTGTCCCTCTCGTGAGGGGCACCAAAGGCGCACGCCGGTAGGCAATCCCATTCCGCGTCATACCCGCTCTCGGCCAGGTCTCCAAGTACCGTCCCCATCCCTCGACCAAGCAACGCTGCCACGTTCTCCACGACGACGTAGAGCGGTCGTACCAAGCGAACGGCACGCACCATTGACCGCCACAGTCCGGAACGGGCTCCGGCAAGACCGGCGCGCTGGCCTGCGTTACTGACGTCCTGGCAGGGGAATCCACCGCTGATAACTCCGACTCGGGGAAGCATAGGTCGATGTCTCCATGAATTTCGGTGTGCGGGAAGTGCCGGGCGAGCACGCGCTTGCAGAACTCCTCGATCTCGACGGCCCATTTCGTAACGATGCCGGCGCGCTCGAACCCTAAATCAAAGCCACCCAAACCGGCAAAAAGCGATCCGTGCGTGAGACTCACAGTCCGCGCAGTTTCTTGAGGGCGGCTTCGGCCTCGGAACTTTTCGCCCAGGCTTCGGCTTCATCGGCCGTGTCGTCCCACTCGCCGCGCATGACCGCCTGCGCGATGGCGTGAGCTCTCTGGCAGACGCCGGCGGAGATGTTGCCGTTCTTGTAAATCTTGGAGAGTGCGCCGATAAGTTCGAGTTTCGGTAACTCGTGCTCGCTCTCGAAGTCGGAGAACTCGCCAGTCGCGGCGCGATCGGCAAGCGAGCCAAGGCCGGCGGCGCGCAGGGCGTTTGCCAGAAGTGCTTTCGTCGGTTCGCTCATGCCGCAGTTCCTCCCAGTATCACGGGCTTGCGATCGGTGCCGGCGGTGAACTGGTTGCCGCAGCGCCGGCAGGAGACGGTGCAACCGAGCCACGCAGTCGGCACTTCACCCGTCGCTCCGCAGCTCCAACACTTCACCGGCAGGCGCAGGTAGCAGGGGTGTGCCGTCATCTCACTCACGTTCACCTCCCGCGCACGCGGTTCAGTCTGGGTAGTCATAGCCGATACTGCCTCCCCTCTTGAATCAAATCTCCAATTACGCAGAATGCCGTACCGATCAGAAGAAATGGAACGCCCAGCCACCAGCGTAGGGCGCTCATGGCTTCCACTCCACCAGGGGCATCCAGTGAATGGCTTCACTGATCGTATAATCTAGATTTCTAGCTATGCGCTCGTCCGCCTCCCGTTGCTGCCTCGCCCCCTCCGTGAAGACGGCTTGCAGATCAGCCTTAGCTTCAATCTCACATTCATGGCAAGGACGCTCTGCATATTCACCATGGGGACAACGTTTGTATGTGATTGGCTCACTCACTTTTGGCTCCTGGCTGCGATTGCGGCATCTGCTTCCGCGTCCTTGTTTCGAGTCTTGGCTACGACGGCATCCTCAACTAGAAACATTTCGTTGTAGCGGTCACAGTGAGGGCAGTCGAAGTACACAATTGCTTCTGGATTCATCGCACGCAGGACTTCAATGGCTTCACGAACTTTCACCCCCTGCCTCCCTTCGCGGATTCAACAACATGCCTGCTACCTATATGGCTCTCCCCTAGCAGGCGTCGGGGAGCCTCATTATTCTGAGGTGGAATTGACTGCATTTCGCGGCTCTGCTGTTGTGGCGCATCCCATGTAAGTAAACCCACTAACAGCAGCAAGATACTTGCGGCGTAAACAGTCATCCAACTCAGACGTTTTGTTATCAAGTGACACCTCCTCCCTTCGCGGATTCGATGCCCTCGGCTATCAATGCTCTTTGGGCTTCATTATATGGGCAACTTTGGCGGTGATCGTCATCCGCATGGTTGTGGCAAAATATGCAATATCCTGAGCCATTTCGCACTTTTGGAATGATACTAAGCGCCCATTCAAGATGTTTCGCCAGAGGATTGCGGATCATGCGTCACCCTTTCCATCGGCAATAGCGGCTTGCTCGGCCTCTTTTATGAGAGCGCGAATTGTATTCGGTATGCAGAGGTTTCCATTTGAATGAACTGCCGCAAGTCCAACAATGCCGCTGCGTGGTGGAATCACGACGCCTAATCCTTTCACGCAGGCTAGGCAAAAGATTTCAGCCTCCTTGATTGCGGCTTCAACTTGCGCCCGCTCGGCTCGCTTGATGCGCTCCAGCACGCCTGCGGAGTCGGGGGTGAGGGGCAGATTCGCCAGTTCATCCATGAGAATGAGCACGTGCGATTCCGCTTCCCGCAAACGCATCGTGGCCTCACATTCCTGTGAGTATTCGTGACGCCTAGCGGCAATCTTCTTGGCGGTTTCATTGCAATAGGCGACCGCAGCCTCCCGCCCCGCCAGTTCCCCGGCGAGCTTGGCTTCGGCTGTAGCGTCGGCGAGCGTGGCTAGCTCGGCGCGGGAATTGATGCAGTAATAATTCCTACAAGTTTCAAGGGTGTCCACGCAGCATAAAGTTGCGTGTTGATGCCGCACCGCCCGCTCTAGAAACTTCGTCCCGCTCTCCTGCTCCCCCGCGCTGTGTTTGTCGGTCATGGCTTCCTCGCTTTCCATAGAATCACGGCAAACATTATGGCGTAGCAGCCCAACACGAAAAATATTGACCATCTGTGATCTGCCCAACTTCCCTGCAAATCGGATGGGTTGGTCATCGGAAGAAGTCCAGCAACTTGTCGGCCCACGAGCGATAGGGCTGCATCTCCGGCGCTGGCTTGAACCGTTCGCCGCGGCGCTCGGCGCGAATCCGGTCGAGGCGTTCGCGGGCGATGTCGTCGGCTTCATCCCGCGGGTCGGAGTACAGGTTTCCCTTTCCGCCATAAAATGCTTGTCCCATGAGTTCACCCCTTCCTGAGAGATACCGACTGGCACTGCCAGCAAGCGGCGCCGAGCGGCCGGTTGTGCGGGCACATCGTTGGAGGGCGGTCTGGCGCGACAGGCTCGAGCGCGAGCGTGGGTTGCTCGGGCGGCTTGTTGCGCGGCCTGCCGGCCTTGCGCCGGGCGCGGTCCCACGCCGTCGTAAAGCACATGGGGCAACGGGACGGGCGCTTGTTGGAGTTATCGAAGCTGCCGCGGGCCCACCAGTGGTGTCCGCACTGCTCACAGATGCAATTCATCTGTACCTCCCGTAGTTGTCATCGGCCGCGTCTTCGCGGGCTTCGTCTTCCATCTGCCGGTACATGGCGCGGACCTCGCGGTCGCACTCAGGCTCGCCGCAGGACTCCGGTTCGCGGGGATTGTTCTTGCCGGGACCGATCTCATCGCCGCACCACGCGCAGTTCATCGGTCACTCCTTTGGCAGGAACGGTGCGAAGACCGCGACTGCCTTCTCGAGCGCCGCGAGAGCGCCCTGCTCGGTGCGCGCGACGCTGGTGAGATGCGGCAGGCCGGAGTCGATCGAGGCCATGACTTCGGCTCTGGTCGCCGGCTTGCCGCAACGGAAGAACTCGACCTGCGAGGGCTCGCCCATCGTAATCAACACCTGATTTGGCTGCGGGCGCCACACCGAGTAATCGCGGCAGGTCCACAGCATTGCGATGCCGGGGTTGCGCTGGATGGCGCCGACCCGGCGATCGTCGTGGTATCCGATGGTCTCATCGACCCTGCGCTCGGCCTCGGGGTTATTCATCCACGGGCAGTTCGAGACCGACCACAGGGCGCACTCGCGGTGACAGGGAGGTTCTCCCGAGGTCCGGTTGACGCCGCACATGGGCCCGGCGACGAAGACCATCCAGCGGCCGAGCTGCTCGCCGCAGACCCAACAACGCTTCTCGCGAACCGCGCGCACCAGCTTGCGGATGTCCATGGCGCGGAACTCCCACAGGCCGGTCTTGTCGTCCTTGTCGACAAACCACGGCACGACGAAGCCGCGATGGTCGACGGGCAGACTTTTCATGCGTGCCGGCAGGGACGCGAGATTCTGCTTACTGGGATCGAGCCCGTGCTGCACGGGGCACTTCAGTTCTTCGGTCATCGGGTGAACCCCCAACGTGTGATTTTCTCGGTGGCCTGGCCGAGGGAATTGATGGCGATGGCGAAGTCGCGCACGACGTCGACGACGACCTTGTTGCGCTGGTCCGGATCGAGAGTCGGGAGTTCCAGTCTGCGCAGGGCGCGATCGAGCTGCGAGATGGCGAAACGGATTCTGCGATCGACGGCTTGCTCGGTTCTGGTGTAGGCCATTATTTCTTCCACTCGCGCAGTTTCTTTCCGGGATGCTGGCGCATCAGTTCCGCAGTGCCGCGAATCGCAGCTTCGGTCGCCAGCCTCATGTAGCCAGCGACGGCGGATAGTTCCGAGTTGAGCGTGCCCCATCGCTTTGGCTGCATGTATACCCGGCACATGGTGTCGGCCATGGTGGCGGCAAGGGCGGCGCCGTGCAACCAGGCGGCGATGCTGCGCGCCTCGCGCAGTGTGGTCGGACGCTCCTTGCGCCTCACTGGACCGACTCATCCGGATCAGTCGAGGCCCACACGGCCGCGCAGGACGCGCACATGGGCTTGACCTTGACGCTCTCGTAGTCCTTCTGGAAGCGCGCGCTGTAGACCAGTTCCTTGTCGCACCCGCTGCATTTGGCAAAAGCAACGGGCACCGGCGGATCCGGCGGAAGCGTTCCCTTGTCGGCCATCAGCACAACCCGGTCACCTGGTTTCATTGTTTTTCCCCTGGCACTTCTCACAGCCTTCAAAACATTCCGAGCAGTGCGCCGGCTGGTCGAACTCCTCACGGTGCCGCTCGAGGAAGATGCGCCGCGCGATCATCGCGATGCCGGGATCGTGGCCGAGCATGGCGTCGATCAGCTGGTCGTCGGTTGGTTCCTTCATAAGTCCTCCTCGATGACCTTGCCGACCACCGGCCAGTACGGGCGCTGTTCCTCAAGGATGATGCCGCGCACCGGGCAGTCCCGGGTAGAAGTGCAGGCCCAGTGGAATTTTTCGACCTGCAGGAGCATGGCACCACACTCGGCGCAGAGCGGCGCGACATTCAGGCGCACCTGTAGTTTGAGTTGCTCGCTCATGGCATTGTCGAGGACGGCGCGACGTTCAAATCGTCGCCTGTCTCGGCCTCCATCACCAGAGGCTTCCACTTTCTTCCCACGAAATCGAACTGGTACACGAATCCGTTCTGGGTCAGGCCGTACAAACAGCGATAGTCCTCCGACTCGGTCGCGGCGATCTGCTTGAACAGGACTCTCATCAGTTGCCTCCGGCGCTCGTGGCCCTCGGCCAGGTATATTGCGGAACAACCTGCGGCTTCACCGTCCGCAGGTACTCGATGTTGTAGGTCGTGCAGGAAACGATGGCTGTGGCGATGATGAGCGCCGCAGCAAAGACCAGTCTCCCGTAGAAGCGCCATTCCGCCGTGTGCCTGGAGACCTGGGCATCCAGTTCCAGTTCACGACGTTCGGTCTCGCACTCTGCTTCGCGTTTCATCTTCTCGATACGAAAGACTCGCTCATCGGCGCGGTTGGCCTCCTCGATTAGGCGCTCCCGTTCTTTGGTTTCCTTCTCGAGCGCGAGATCAACCTCAAAGGCGCGCTTCAGCCGTGCCTGCTTCTGTTCCACTGTTTCGCTCATCGCTGCCACCTTTTGCAGGGGTGATGCTTCCGTGCTTCCCGGCAGGCATCGCAGAGTCCGCAAGGCCTGGTCCCGGTTTCCGACCACGCCATGATCGTCAGCATGGTGAACATCCCGAGCAGGAACGAACAGCCCACGACCCAACCGATCATCGCTGCCACCTTTTCCGCTTCTCGGCGCACTTCACGCACGGGCACCGCGGATGATGCTCGACGATCGGCCCGGGCGGCGGATTCAGCATCCCTGCCCCCAGGCTCGCCGGATCATCCACCCGACCGTTTCCACTTGAAGCGCCACCTTCCTTGATCCAAGCCCGCACCAGCCCCGCAATCGTCATCCCGCGCAATTTCGCGATTTCGTCCAGCTCTTTCTTCTCCTGCGCCGACATTCGAATATTCACCACCGACTGCCTCGCACTCCGTAAATCTGCCATGGCTGAGTTGTATACACGAACGTGAATACAAGAGTCAAGTGTATACACACTCGCCCACACACTTTCCTCCGCGCCCCTTGCGGAGAATATTCGAAACGATTTTCCTCCGCACCCGCGCCTTCCCCGCCCCTTGCTCAATTCCGGGCTCCTGCCCTAATTGTCGGCACGCCGACATTCCACCCTCAACTGCATGAAAACGCTGTTTTTATTTATTTTTATTGAGTGGATGGAACCGAGTGACCGCTAGGGGTGGAGGGGGGGGGTGACCCCCTCGAAAATGCGGCGAGTACTAGAACTACTAGCACCAGGTCTGACACTGCTGAAAGCACAGGACTTAGCCTGGCTCGTACTAGTACGGCCGGCGCGCCGCAGGAGGGTCGAGCGCGCAAGAGTAATGCAATCAACAAAGTAACATAATGTTGATTAGCAATGGTTCTAAGGCCTATCGTGCTGATAACGCGCCAGTTAGGCAAATGCGCGACCAATCGCCTGCCAGTGCTGCGCCGATCATGCGCCAATTTGAATGACTCGCGCCGGTTTGTGGTGCTTGATTAGTGCTTAGGGTAGCAGGGCAGAGAGCAGGAGCAAGGCACCCTGCGGGGCGTAGGGAACAGAGAGCATAGGCTCTAGGACCGTGGGACCGTCGCGCGGGCGTTTGGCAGTGGAATAGCGTGCGAATGGCGAGTGACTAGTCGTCTGAGGCGTGGAGCGGGTCGTTAGGCTTGCGGTCTGGCGCATGCGTTGCGAGCGGGAGCGGGTCAATGTCCGTTAGCGTCGCGACTGCGAGCGGAATGTCTGAGGGGTTCACCTCGGGCACTAAGCCATCCGGCGCGCTATCGGTGCGCGAGCTGGAGCCCGGCGCAGCGCTGGCGTAGCGTAGGCCAAACACCACGACACGCCTACAGTCTCGGCAGGTAGCGCGCCAGTGTCCGGGGGCCAGTCTAGTGCGCGATGGATAGCCGCAAGCCGGACACGTCCAGACTAGCGTGCCTATGAATTGCGCGCGCACAGGGAAACGGTCTTCTTGTCTCTGCGCCATGCGTTAGACCGTGGGCGCGTTAGCTGTGACTAGCGCGTCGCGTTTGAGCCTGGTACTAGTACTCGGCCGGGGGCCCGGCTTGCGTCGGTCTCTGCGCCAAGCCGAGGTGTCGCACTTCGCGCAGCGCTTGGGCACGTGGCGAGCTGTCCAGACGTGGCCGCAGTTCCGGCAGGTGCACTGCCATACGCTTAGGCGTTTAAGGTTCGCCGTCATGGCGCGAGTGTTTTCCGCCTACCGCGCCACTGTCAACACGCCGGCCGAGTACCAGTACTCTCGGGCCTTTCGTCTCATGCGAGTACTGTTGACTAATTCATGCGACTAGCCGCACTATCTAGGCGGAGGTATCACACTATGTATGATGACAGCGAATACTTCGAGCGCGCGCAGTTTGCGGACCCGGGCGGGCGTTCTGCTCTACGTGCTTCGAGCAAGCGCAACCCGCGCAACCTGCCGTGTCCTAACTGCGGCGCAAAAAACAAACTAACTCCGGCGGACCGTGCGCGCGGTTATCAGTGTGACTCATGCGCGGACCGTGCCGAGGGTCGCATGGGGGGCGAGTACTAATGTTTATACCATTCTGGATTCTCGTGCTTCTGGTGGTCGTGCTCTTAGCAGGTCCTAGAGAGTGCGAGTGCGAGCAAGTGAAACCCGAGGCTCCTAGGGCGCGCGAGCGCGCGTTTGTGGGCCCGTGTACGGCGGATGACGTTGACCGAATCTTGCGACGAGGTAACTACCATGTTTGATGATTACACGCCACAAGGCGGATTGCAGTTCCCTACGAGTGTTCCGCTGGCCGAAAAGTATAGGCCGCGAACCATTGGCGAGTTTATCGGCCTAGAGAAACCGCGCAAGGTCATAGGCGGATTTGCCAAACGTCCAACGTCGTGCGCGTGGGTGTTTGTGGGCCCGTCCGGCGTTGGCAAGTCTACGTTAGCGCTAGCGCTTGCGACCGAATTGCGCGCAGATTTTCACCACATTCCGTCGCAGCGCTGCAATGTCGAAACCATTAACGATACGGTGCGGATGTGCTGGTACGTGCCTAAGTTTGGGACGTTTCACCTCGTGCTAGTTGATGAGGCCGATAAGATGTCTCCCGCAGCGCAGCTAGCGCTTCTGTCTAAGCTGGATTCAACGGACCCGCCTCCTAACACTATCTTTGTCTTCACCTGTAACACCACGGAACTCCTAGAGCAGAGGTTTCTGTCCCGTACGCGCGTGCTTGAGTTTTCATCCTATGGCATGCGCGACGCGCTAGCGCAGTTTCTTGCAAAAGTGTGGTCCGCTGAGACCGCAAACGCTCCTGGGCCTGACTTTCCGCGCATTGCAAAAGATAGCTGTAATAACGTGCGCGACGCATTGAACACGTTAGAAGTGGAACTCTTATCTAGGGACGGTGCCGAATGAAACCAACATATAGGCCTGTACGTGTTTGCATTCACTGCGGTGCGCGCTTTGTCACTCGCGCGCGGGAGACCTCGCCTGTCCCTTTCAGTCGCTTCTACTGTGTCCCGTGCTTGCGTGAGTCGCGCGCGAGATACAAGCGCGAGGGTATTAGCCTTAAACCCATTGTCGAGGTGCGACCGTGACGCGCGAATGGATTGACCTCACGCCGGAGCAGTACGCGCGCGCTGTCCGCACATCTTATTCCGGCGGTTCCTCGTGGTATTACACGCCTGACTATCCGCTCCGCTGCCTAGTCGCGCACGGTCAAAGTCCTATGGACGTTTACAGGGCTTTTGAGTCCGGCGCGCCTACTGTCCGAATGGAACTGTTTCGCGAATGGAGGGCCCCAAGATGAGAACCGAGGCCGAAGCAATCAAGATCGCGCGCAAGCGCGCCCACTTTACGCACGAGGTGCGCTTTGTAGTGTTTGACCGCTCTGCCGATAACGGCGAGGGCCCGTACCACGTCGCAACCGAGGAAGACCTAGACACATTTTTCGATGGAATCCCGGAAAGGGACATTCTGTTCTGTACTGATGAGGTGACACCGTGAAAAGCAAAGCACTACGCAAGCGCGAGCGCGAGTCTAATACCGTGCTCAAGGTTCCAAACACGCCGGAGGGCCAGCAATTCCTAGCGGACTTTCGGAAGTATAGGGTGTCCGGCGTGCGGGTGTGGGCCCGGGCCCGAGGTCCGCGCGCAGTTCACGCACGCGCAGCATTTGCCGACAAAGTCACGCCCGAGCGCTTGCGCTTTGCCGCGCGATGGTATGACCAAGACTTGCCGCGCGAACACGCGACCTATTGGGGCGTGTACGTTTGGAAGCCCACCGAGCGCTCGCGCCAAGCCGAGGAGTACCGCAACGTCCGCGCGCGCGCGTGGGAACTCGAAAAGCGTGTTAAGGCTCTCGAATCGGTCGCAATCGCGCCGGAAGAACTGCGCGCGGAAGTGGCGAGCCTCCGGCGTGACAAGGCCATTCTCACTCAGCAGCGCGACCAAGCGCTCGCCGAGGCCCGAGACCAGCAACCCGCGAACGATAACCGCGAAGTAAAGCGTTTGAACGCCGACCGCGCCGAACTCATGCGCCAGCGGGACCTAACCCAGAAGACCAACGACCGACTGCGCGAGCACGTGCGCGAACTGAAAGCCGAGGTGCTAGCGCTCCGCGCCGTGCGCCGACCCGGAGGGATACTAAATTGAAATACGCACCGCAGGACGCACGCGAACTACTGCACGCCGCTTGCAACGCCGTGGAGCTACTCGGGGAGGTCGAGCGGCAGACGGGCGCAATCTACCCCGAGCGCACCGCCCTTGCCATCGCTGCCGAGCGCGCCGAGCCCGTCCATGACGGCAAGCGCGCAAAGGGCAGCGCTTTCCTTTTCGCACCGCCGAGGCCCGAGGCCGTAGCCGGTCTAGTCGAGGCCGCGCGCTCCGCGCTTGCACTGTGCCAACGCATACAGGCGGAAGACATCGCGCAGGCCGCAGAGTGGGACCAACTGCCCTACCCCGAGGCCGATCGTTTGGAACTTGCCCTAATCCCATTCCCGGAGGAAAACCATGCAATTTGAACTAAGCGACTCAGAACGTTACCTGCTCCTATCCCTGCTAGAACGCGCCGCCGAGGACATCGCCGAGTATTACGGCGGGCCCTTCGCGGAGGTCGATTTTGGCGCCGAGTATCCCGAGGCCAAGGCGCGCGCCGATGCCGAGGCCGACTTTGCCGGAGTGCTGATTCATCGCCTGTTCCCGCCGGAGGTGCAATCTTGATCAGCGCCACATATTCACCCGAAGACGACAAACTCCGAATATATCCCGTAACACGACTCGGCCAGCAAACATACGAGCGCGTGCGCGCCAAGGGTTTTAGGTGGGCGCCGCATCAAGAGTTATTCTTTACCGTCTGGACGCCCGAGGCCGAAGACATCGCGCTCGAACTGGCCGAGGCCATCGACGACGACGACAAAAGCCTCCGCGAGCGCGCCGAAGAACGCTCCGAACGCTTCGAAGACTATAGCGAGAACCGCGCGGAGGACGCCGAGGCCGCGCGCAAGGCTGTGCACGCCATCGCCGACTTTATCCCGATGGGACAACCGATCCTAGTAGGCCATCACTCCGAGAAACGCGCCCGCCGTGACGCGGAGAAGATCGAAAACGGGATGCGGAAAGCCGTTCGCATGTGGGAGACCTCCGAGTATTGGAAGCAGCGCGCCGCTTCCGCCATCCGCCACGCCAAGTATAAAGAACTCCCCGCCGTCCGGGCCCGACGCATCAAGGGCCTCGAAAAAGATGAGCGCAAATTCTCGAAAGAGATCGAGGACACCACGCGACAGCGCGCCGCATGGGAGAAACTCGGAGACGATCCCAAGCGCGAGACCGCCCTGGCGCTCGCGAATATCTGCGGGAGTTATAACGCCTGGTCGGACCTAGAAGCCAACCGCAAGACGCCGGCCGAGGTGCGCGCCGCCGTGCTTGCCAATTCCGCGCATTACCTAGAGCGCTCGGGCCGATGGCTCGCGCACACTCTCAACCGTCTGGAATATGAGCGCGCCATGCTCGCCGAGTCTGGAGGCATCGAGACCGACAAAATCAAGCCGGAGGTAGGCGGGGGCGTCAAATGTTGGGCCACGCATCGCGGGCGAGAGACCTACTCGTGGGTAAAGAAAGTAAACAAGGTCAGCGTCACGGTCGAGGACAACTGGCACAACGGCAATTCCCAGAACTTCACGCGGACCATTCCCTTTGATAAGTGCTCGAAGGTCATTAGCCGCGCCGAGGTCGAGCGGGCCCGGGCCGAGGGCCGACTGTGCGAGACTCCCGACCGCACGGGGTTCTATATCGTCAGCGACAATCCGCCCGAGACGCCGCCAAAAGATAAACCGGAAAATGGCGGTGCCGACCCCTTGACGGAAACGCCGGACGGTGCAGCGCCGTTTGATGCCATGCGTGACACGCTCCGCGCGGGCGTGAAGGCCGTCAGCGCGCCGCAGCTATTCCCGACACCGCCAGACCTCGCCGCCCGCATGGTTGAGCTTGCCGACATCGAACCCGGGCAGCGCGTGCTCGAACCGAGCGCCGGGACCGGAGCAATCCTCCGCGAGCTGGACGCCTTCGGCGATAGCTGTGAAGTCACCGCCGTCGAAATATCCCACACCCTAGCCGACGCCTTGCGCGCGCGGTCGCACACTAAAACCAAGGTGCTCGCCGAAGACTTCCTCGAATGTAACGGCAATCTCGGCCAGTTCGACCGCATTGTTATGAATCCGCCATTCGCAGACGGTGCCGACATCAAACACATTCGCCACGCCATGACGCTCATCAAGCCCGGAGGCCGCATCGTCGCGATCTGCGCCAACGGGCCACGACAACAGGCCGCGCTTAAGCCGCTGGCCGAGGGTAGTAAGGGACTATGGGAAGAACTCCCGGAGGGCACATTCGCCGGGACCGGAGTGCGCGCAGTGCTTGCAGTGTTCAACGAAGGACCGGAGGCCAGCCGATGATGCGCTTTCTTGTAATCAGTTACGACGACGATCAGCAGGTATGGCATTACGACGTGACAGAAGACGCAACCGAGGAAGACGCCGAGGCGCGCATCTGCCGTATCCGGCCGTATGTCATTGCGGCCGAGGCGCTGACCGCTGACCAGCTTCGCGTCGCTGCCCGCTTGGTTGGAGAAGGCACTTCCGAAACTATCCGCGAGGAATTAGCGCGCATCGAGGTCGAATCCAATGCTCGCGCCTAGCTGTGAAGTTCACAAGGGCGCCCGGATGAAACTGGTCCCGCAGCCGGTGCCGCGGATACGCCTCGACACCTTCGAGAAGCAAGAAGCGCTCCGCCGCCGCATGTGGGTGTGCCTGGTGCCGGACTGTCACCGCGTACAGGTCGCACCGGCATTGCCTCGCGCCGCGCGCCTGTGCAGCGAGTGCGGGAAGCAACTGCCTAACGGCAATCTTACCGAGCAGGCCCGCTGCCGGCCGTGCCGGAGACTGAAGGAAAACCGATGAGCACCATTGAATATGTCAGCCCCAAGCCGATCAGTTTCAATCCGAAGACGTGCTTGCTGTGCACACAACTGGCCGAGCCTCGCCGGCGATTCTGCCGGAGGCACTGTGACTCACTCACGCTCAAGGAAAAACTAGACGCCATTCGGAGGGCCAAGCCATGAAGGAAAGCCGGAAAGAACGCCTTCTGCAGATTCGCCGGCGTCACGCACTGCGCCATGTTGGCTGCAAAATCTGTAAGAAGACGCCGTGTTGCTGTGATCCGAGCACATTGCGTAAGCACCGAATACCAGAAATCGACCCGTACCTAGAGCTACCAAGGAGACTACGAAAATGACGACGCGAGTAAACCGAGACGAAGACCCGATGGGTGTAGCGCGCGCGATTGGATTGCCAGTCGAGCCCGAGACCATACGGGGAACATTTGCCAATGAAAACGACGATTGCATCTGCCAGAACTGCGAACAGACGTGGGAACTCTCCGAACTCAACCAGATTAAAGACATATTTCAGCGCGTCGCCCCGGGCGAACCGATGCCAGCGGGAGAATGTCCGGATTGCGGCTGTCTCTGCCAGCTTCGCGCTTGACTTCGCGAAGCAGCGGGAGCACACTGCCTGCTCCGCGATGTCACCAAACAAGGAGCCCGACGTGGCCAAAGCAAAACCAGATTCTCTAGACGTGCGGGAGGTCGGTCTAGACCTCTCGCTAGAAGTTTTAATGGAAACATTCAAGGGCCTCGCGGAAGGAGTCGAGCGCCAGCTCGCCGCCGAGGACGATGAGGGCCTCGCCGCAGCCCGTGGAGACTCCGCTGGCGCGCTCGCCTCGATCATGGCCGCAGAAACCGAGCGACGGGACCAGCTTGTCGAGTTTATGGGAGCGCTCGAAGAACGCGCCGGCCGAATCCGC